TTGTCTTTGTTCGTATTGGTTTTGATTCATCGGTTGGTTCATTGGTTGGTTCATCGGTTGGTTAATCGGTTGGTTAGCCATTGGTTGTCTTTGTTCGTATTGATTTTGGTTCATTGGTTGGTTCATCATTGATTGTTGATTCCCGGCAAAATATGGCTGTTGTAATAATTTCACGCTTCCTCCTAAATCAGTCGTTTGAGCCTGTAATTCTTTGATTTGATCATTTTGAAAAGCAACCAACGACCTCAGATGAATTAATTCATTCTTTTGAGAACCTGTAACATTATTCATTTCTCGAATAGCTCCAGCTAACTGTTGAATATGTTGTTTTACCACCTGCATTTCTTTAACTTTATTGATGGTCGTTGCTAAATGTTGAGTGTGTTTATCTATTTCTTGTTCTAATCCATTGACCCTTCGATAAAAATATACAGCGACGCCTAATATAGCCGTAGTGTTGATCAAAGATATGATCGTTTCTGGCTTTTTTATGCTTTCCATTTTAAGAAATATCTCATCACCTTAAGTTACTTTCATTCTTTCTTTATTAAGATTAAGCTTAAAGATTGATTTGTTTTATTATTTTTTCTTTTAAAATCATATAAAATGGAGAACTATGAAGGTTCGGAAGAGTCAGAGGGTTCAGAAGAATATCAAAGCGAGGAAGAATTTTTGTCAGAAGAGGATCAACCGGCATCAATCAACCCCGAATTGATTCAATCATCAGTACAACCATTGGATTTAGGTGCATTACCTCCAATAATTATTAAATCCGAATCAGTAGCTCCGCCAATTCCAGCCGAATTAATTCAACCAGCATCAACCCAAACAACCTTCGTTCAACCAGCACCAACTAAAACGGTAACGACTCAAATACAACCGGTCAAATTAGTAGTTGAAAAACCAGTCACTCTAGATTCATTATTAATCAAAAGAAATTCTGAGTCTCAAATGTTTTTTGATATGCGATCTATCTATGCGAAGATAGCCTTGAGTGTTTTCCAGGGCAAGATCAACCCGGCAACAGCTATTTTATTAGGAGAAATGGCAACTAATAAAGCTATTTACGGACTTGTATACCCGGAAGATTCGGATCGAGTAATTCGATATATTAATGAGCAAATCGTAAACAATTATTAATTTTATTATTTTATAATCAAATAATAAAATAATAAAATGGATATTGATAAATCCATCGATAGAAATTTATCAGAATTTACACGAAATAGCAAAATATGGAAACCTAATATCGTTGTTTTGGGGCCAGGAGGAGTTAAAGGATATTTAGAATTAGGTTTTCTTCTTAAATTATATCAAGAAAATTATCTAAATGAAGTGAACGGTTTTGTCGGATGTTCGATAGGTTCTGCTATTTCACTCCTTATAATTTCTGGATATTCTATTAGTGAAATTATTGATGATTGTATGGATTTAAATCTAGTAAATGATCTAAGCGACCTTAATTTAGAAAATTTAAAAGAGAATCCAGGTTTGCTAAGAATGAAACCAATAGAGAACCTGTTAAAACAAAGGGTCATTCATAAATTTAATCATGTTCCGACTTTAAAAGAATTACATGAAGCTACTAATATATCTTTTACAATAGTTTGTTTCAATCTTGATAAAATGCGAAAGGAATATATATCAAAAGATACTGACCCAGATTTATCATGCGTTGAAGCTGTTATGATGTCTATGGCTATTCCGGCTTTAGTATGCCCAAGAATATATAAAGGAAATGTTTATGTTGACGGTGCCGTCGGAGATCCGTATCCAATTCTAGAGTTGGATAATGGAAGTAATAATATTCTAGGAGTATATATAGATTCAGAAACGTATCCCGTATCACATAAAGATTTTTTTAGTCACATGTATCGATGTGCGCAAGCATCAATGAAGATATTAAGAGATCAAGCAATCGAGTTGGCATCTAACAAATGTAAACATGTAGCCTTAAAAACACCGATTATGGACACTATCGGTATTTTAATGACAAATGAAAATAAACAGAAAATGATAGATAGCGGATATAAAACTGCATGTTCATTTCTATTAAAATTAATCGATGGGTATAAAATAATACTAGATGATGAAGAATTCCCGATTTTAGAAGAAAACGAAAAATCGGAGATTATTGAAGATCTATTTGTTCCAATTTTAAAATAATAATAATATAAGAAAAATGGATAAACGACCAGTTTTCGTTTTATTGACTGCTAATGGATGTCCTGGGTGTATTAATTTTAAACAAAATGTATGGCCGTCTCTGAAACCTGAATTAGAAAAAGATGGAAGAGTTCAAATAGTCGAAATTGAAGTTCCGGATACCAAATCAAAACCTGATCCAGTAAAATATCATAAAGATTTTGGAAGATTCGTCGGATGGTTTCCAACCATGTCTTTATATCCGGCTGATAGATGGTTTAATCATTCAACCGAGCTATATGGAATTATTAAAAATGGAAAATTGGTCCCTCCCTCGAAAAATGAAGAAACTGGAAAGGCAATTCCCGAACATGTCGAACCGGTGGGAAAGATTAATTTATCCAAAGAGGATATTCTTAAATGGATGGATTTTACATTAACCAATCCAACAGGACTTTTTAAACTTCCTAAAACCGTTCATAATGAAAAACCTGTCGTTAAGAATCCAGATAAAGTAAGTAACGGAAAAATGATGGTACCTACTCGAGGATACTTTGCAAGATTCGAAAAGAGTCAAGTGGAATAATTTTTTTTTATTATTTTAACAAATAATAAAAATGGATCAACTCGATCAAGTTGTTTTATTTCACATCGCGACGATGCTAGATTTAGATAATTTACTATCCTTATGTCAATCCAATCAAAGGTTTAATCGATTGATTTGCCAACAGGATACTATTTGGAATTTCAAGTTAAATAAAGAATTTCCGGATTGGAAACAACACTTCGATGGTAAATCAGTCAGAAAGGTTTATTCTTTATTAGTTAAATTAAATAGACTCAGACAGGAAATAAATTATAAAGGAAGCATATATGAGCTTTTCAAGGGAAAGAAGTTAAATTTATCAAATGGGGATATGAAAGTATTACCTCCTGAGATAGGTTCATTAATTAATTTACAGATATTATCTTTGGATAACAATCAAATAGTTACATTGCCTTCTGAGATAGGTTCGTTAATCAATCTACGAAAATTACCTTTGAATAATAATCAAATAAAAACATTACCTCCTGAGATAGGTTCGTTAACTAATTTACGGATATTATATTTGTATAATAATAATATAGAAACACTACCTCCTGAGATAGGTTCATTAATCAATCTACAAGAATTATCTTTGTATAATAATAGAATAGAAACATTGCCTCCTGAGATCGGTTCATTAATCAATCTACAATCATTATCTTTGGATAATAATCAAATAAAAACAGTACCGTCTGAGATAGGTTCATTAACTAATTTACGAGAATTATATTTGGATAATAATAAAATAGATACATTACCTCCTGAGATAAGTTCATTAACAAATCTACGAGAATTATATTTGCATAATAATCAAATAGATACATTACCTTTTGAGACAGGATTGTTAACTAATTTGCAAGAATTATATTTAGATAAGAAAGTAACCAATATTCCTTCTAATTTGAAACGAATTGCAAAATATATAATCTAAATTTATTTAATTAAGAATTATGAAACGATATTGAATATCATTTCATATCTTTGTTAATTAAAAAGAATGTCGTTGTTTCCGTTGTACGATCAGATAGTTTCGAAAATGGACAATCAAGAAACCGTTTTAAATCAAAATCATTGTACTACAATTACTAGATTATCTCAAGATCACATAAATATTATCTATTTATTGATTCTTCATCATTACACTAAAACTAAACCTGGAAAATCAGATCTTCCTTATGGCGCTAGAACTATCTCCAATGGAAAAGGAATTACATTTCGACGATTAAATCAATTACCCGATGATCTACAGAAAATTATTCATAGATATTTGACTATTGTTAGTTAATGTCACCAATATTTAATGGAATTTAAGCTTAAATTAATCATATAGTGTTTATTCTTATTTTTCGAATACTTTCTGGTTCGTCAAATTCTATTTCATACTGTCCTTTAAAATCTGCATTCCGTAAAGGTAAACCTTTAATATGTAAAAATTGTATTATATCAGTTGTTAACGGGTAATGTCTATCGAGATTTGACCTTCTATTCGGGTTCCATTTTCTCAATCCGTATCTCAATAAATAAGATGGTCTAGTAATGCCAAAATAAAGATAATCCATGGATTTATAATTTAACTTAGGAGGTTTAAATATATAATTATCGTACAAATTATTTAATATCGTTTTGATTCTAAATCCCTTCGCAAAATCTGATAATTTGTCCAATCTCACATCCCATGTATCCCATATTTTGTATGAATTAACTATTTTTCGTTTGACTTCTTCAGATTCATTTGATATGTATTTTATCATTTCAATTCCTACATACTTTATTTCATTACAGCAGCAACTATTATAATAAATCCTTGAACATATAAATTCCGTATCACTCAAACAACTAGAACATGGCCCGGCGTAATTTCCGTATCCATCGTTATCTTCTTTCGGATGGTTAAGATAGTATTGATGTAATTCAGTAAATAATTCACGTAAAAAATTATAAATAATCTTCTTGGGCAAAACGCCGTTGGTATCTACGAAATACTTAATTATAAATACAGTAGGAGCTGTTCGAATTATATATTTAACCACTGTATAACACTTTTTACTAACTAACATAAAATCTAACAATGTTTTCATATCACAGTGATAGGCAATATTCAATAAAATAGGAGATTCATTCATTCTATTTATTATTTATTTTCAAATAAATAATAATCAATTTAGAAATAGTTTTCCTCTGAAGCTAATATATTAGCTGTTCCTGGTGCTGTCACTATTGCACTTTCAACGTTAGACGTTGTTACTGCAGATACTGGAGATACAGGATATGTAGATAATCCGGGGATGTTCGGAGAAAATCCAGTTGGTTCGGATAACATATAATGTTTCACACTTTCTCTAGTTCCTTTACTAAAGACTAATGACCAAATAGACCATAAAAATACAAGTATACCTATTATAAGAAAAATCACACTTAACCACAGCATGGACGTTGCTTCTCCAGTAGTCACAGTTCCACCGGTTCGTATTCTATTGAAATATACTACGTTTGCAATAAATAAACCGACAACTATCGCTGAAAAAATAAAAACTATTATTTTAAACCACCTGGTTTCAGTAGTATCACTCATAACTTTTAAATATACAAAAACAAAAATAAATTTACTTCGTTTCACTTCATTTTAAATCGTAAAAGAAAAAAGTAAAAATAAAAAATTTGATTATAATTGATACAAATATTAAATATAATTGATTTTATTTTCTCAAATTGATTTCTTAATTTCAAATTTTTTGGATTGAGTTTGAAATATGATCTTAAATTGATCCAGAATCGAAGAAGATTGATTCAAAGCTTAAACATTAACCTCCTAATTCCAAAAATGGCTCAAGTTCAAGTCGTATCGAAAGGAATGAAATGGTCCCAAGAAGCAGCTACTAAAGCCGCTCAAAATCATCAATACATCAAAGTAGGAGATAAGTCCGGCTTTTTGCTTCTAAGTGGTGCTCCCGGACGCTGGAAGAAGGTTGAAACCGCTGGAGATGTGTATGTTCCCTCTCTTCGCGTTGCCGGTAATCCCGCTTTGATTCGTCAAATGTTTATTGGTCTCGGTGTTGATCCTCGCGTGATTGATCAACATCTCGCTCAGGCTTACACTGCCGCCAACTATAACACTACCATGAAGGCTGCTTTCGATGCCGAGACGGCTGCCTACAAGGCACACAAAGGTACCAAGGATGTGGCTCGCGCAGCTGCCGGTGGTCCCGCCGTTACTCTCGCTGATCTTCAATACTTCGTTGATGAGTACAGTCGCGCCACCACGGTAGCTCGTGCTGGTTCTCCTCGAGGCAGCCCTCGTGCCTCACCCCGTAAGAGCCCTCGCAAACGCAGCCCCGGACGTAAGAGCCCTCGTCGTGCTCGTTCTACCAGTCGCGTTGGTCGCGTGAGGCCTCTTGCCGAGCGCCTCGCTGATGCTCGTTCTAAGGAAAAGGTCCTCGATGTCTCCAAGATGGATCTTGCCACTGGAACCGGTATTAAGATGATCGCTCATCCCGGACCAGGATCCAAGAAAGTTGGAGTAGTAGGTCTTGAGATTGTCTCATCTGATCCCGCTACATACGCCGCTGCCGTTCGTCTGCTCGGAGCTCAGTATGAGCCCTACGTTGCTCAGTACCACGCTGCTTCGTCTCGTAAGGCAGCCGTTGTAGCTGCTCCTCCTTTGGCTGTTGCCGGCAGCCCTCGTTCCACTGGAACTACCCTTCCTCCTCTCGCTGGTCGAAGCCCCCTAGTTGGCGGAGTTCCTCTCCCTGGTCTTCCCACGATGCCCGGAGTTCTTCCCTCGGTGACTCAACCCGTTGGATCGCCTCTTGGTAGCCCTTTTCGTTAAACGAAATAGGTTCGTTTAGCAGCCACGTGAGCTGACCATCTAGTTAGTAAATAAAAATAATAGTTAATGAAACTATTATTTCACATATCGTGTTTGAATATTTATTAGTCTTTATGATTTTTAATAAAACTAGGTAAGTTTAAAATTATAAAGTCATTCGATCTAAATTAAAAGATGGAGTCGTTACCCGGAGATATTAAAATTTTTGATGATAATTTATCAGAATTATTGAATCTATCAAAAAAGATTATTAAATGTCATGAAGCAAGAAATTTAAAACTATCTTCTCAGCGAAATCCCGTATTGTCGCGACTCGAAAATTACATTAAAACGTATGACAAAACGGAACCCGAAGATCATATTTGGCATTTTCAAAAAATATTTACCAATAACAAACCCGCGATTTTAAGAGGACCCGGAAGAGATAATTGGATTAAAAATGGAAGCTTATTGATTCAATTCGGAGAAGATGTTGGTAAACCATCTCAAAATATTAAAATTCATTTGACATCTATATACACTACCGCATGTAAATTACGAGATGAAATGGGTTCTAGTTTGAAAGGATTACCTAATTCTGATCAGTCTGAAGAATTATCCTATCCATCTTTAATGTTATTACATTTATATAAAATATTTCATGAGATTTCTGATGATAAAGAAACTCTTTTAGAACATATTAAAACCCTTGAGCAGGAAATAGGAATTAAAAATAAATCATCAAAAGCCGGAGGCGCTGATCCTTTAGGTGGTATATTAGGAACAGTAACTGATTTGATGGGGCAAATGGGCGTTAAGTTACCCGAAGGACAGAAAATGCCATCTCAAGATGAACTGGGAAAGATGTTAGGAAACATGATGAATAATCCACAGACTAAATCTCTGATAGGTAATGTAATGCAAGAAATGAAAGAATGTAAAAGTATAGGTGATGTAGTCAATAAATTAGTAAATAATTTAGGGGTTGACGCAGGGACTAAACAGACTTTGCAAGAGAATTTAAATAATGCTAGTTCTATGTTTACACAATCTTCGGGAGGTAACGGATCCCCTCAGGGTAGTGATATTCAGCATAATAATGATATTCAACAGGGTGATGATGACGAGGATGATTTTGTTCAATAAAATCATAATTTTAAAGAAAATTATGATTACCTATATGTTACCGTAATATCCTCTAAATCAGTAGGAACATTCTTGACTTTTCCATCCAAAGATAAAAACTCTAAATTCCTTAATGATCCTATCTCAGGAGGGAATGTTTTTATTTGATTGTTGTATAGATATAGTCTTCGTAAATTCTTTAATAAACCTATCTCAGGAGGTAAAGTAACTAATTGATTGTTATCCAAATATAATACTCGTAAATTACTTAACGAACCTATCTCAGGAGGTACCGTTTTTATATTTCTATACGATAAATTTAACGCTTGTAGATCGAAGAGTTGATAAATATTACCTTCATAATTCATCCATTCGTTTAGTTTACTTAATTTAACTAATAAAGAATAAATCTTCCTAACATTTTTATCATTAAAGTGTTGTTTCCAATCTGGGAAATCCTTATTTAATTTATATATCCAGATATGATTTTGTTGGCAAATTAATCTGTTCATTCTTGAATTAGTTGAACATAAGGATAATAAATTATCTAAATCTAACATTGTAGCGATATGAAATAAAGCAACTTGATCGAGTTGATCCATTTTCTTTTATATAAAAAAAAATTAAACAGAAGTTGTATAATGTTTGGCGTAACTCACATATGAATCTTCTTCCGGTCGATTTTGTTTTAATGTTTTTGGAATACCGATTGACATAAAATATCCTTGAGCTAGTTTAGATCTTCGATCAACACCCTTCGGTAATTCGGCTATTTTCTCTGATGGAGTATCGGCTTCTTCACAGTTTTTACTACACACTTCCGTCTCATTGTAAAACATATCCACAGCTGTTTCCCATTCTACGTAAGGTTTTCCAATCCGCGTGTTTACTGCATTATGAAATAACCATGCCCATTTAAACATTCCAATAAGTCTTCCTTCTTGATTTTTCAATTGTTTTAAATCATCAAAAGGATGTAAAGTCATATATTGATTAATATGTTTACGACAATTTTTACATGCAAAATTTTCTCTTAAAAAATTCATAAATTCGATAAATTTATTTACCTTTTGATCATCTATTGAATCTCGAGCATAAGTATGAATTAACCACCACACACCAGGACCAACGACTTTCGGATCACTTAAAACGTTAATATCATTATGTTCATTGTTCTCATCTTCATATGAAGACATTTTATATATTTATTTATTTTCTTAAACTTAAAATTTCTTGAAATAGTTAAATATAACAAATAATTTTAGTATATTTAGTCGTTTTAAATTTCCATAAATTTCCCAGTTTTTACGTTTGTGATTTACTACTCACCAAATTTTATTTAACTAGAAGTACAATCCGATACAACCGGAACGATATTCCATTGAAACCCTTTATCGGATGAAACCAACAATTTTCTAATTACAACAGGGCCAGTTGCCCCTTCTTGATAATATAAACAATTATTAGCGTCGGTTCCGGAACCGCAGAAAGTTTTATTAGTTGCATTATATTTCCATGTGGCATCTTGAGCTGTTGCATTGTTAGATACATAAGCTATTTGATCAACCTGTGCAGCCAAAAAGAATGGAGGATCTTGAGGAAATCCTTGAAGAGTTATTGAAGTAGATCCATTTTGAAGAGCACTATCCGTAGTTCCTGAACCTTCCCCTGTTTGATTATATGTAGTATTTTGCCATATCAAGTTATTACATGGTATTCCTGAAGTATTATTAGATAATATTGCATTAGGAAATGAGGATGCATTAGGATCAGGAGCTACGAATGTTAAATAGAGAGCTGTATTAGAAGCAGATTGAATAGAAAATTTACCTGGAATACCACCCGGAGTAGGAGTGTTCCCTCCATTGCCTTGATTACCATTACCTCCTTGATTATTATTAGATTTATAAAAGAAAAAGTACCAAATTAACACACCTCCTATTAGCAATAAAAAGAAAAAAAAGCGATTATCGCTATAATTAATAATGCATTCATTTTCTTATTAATTATTTTATTCATTTTAATTTTCTGGGATTGGAAGATCGATCTTCCACGATTTAGCCAATTTACGAACTTTTATTTCTGGATATTTATTCTCGATATATCTAGGCGCCAAACCTTCATCTGTTTTAATCAATGTAACTCCTCTGATTCTATGTACGTATTTAATGCAAATCTTGACTAAACTTTCAAAAATAGTCCAAATAGCATTTCGATCATCATCTCCGATTATATTTTCTCCTTTAGCATTTTTACTAGTAAAAAATACTTTGAATGCATTGATACTTTTACTATCAACCGGTAAATTTTGAAAGATGACGTGAGCATTTTCAACGAAAAATATTTCATCTCGTATTCTTATTCTTTCCCATAGAGAGTATTTATGTTCTTTGATTGATTTTTCTTCGGTTTTAATAAAAATATCTATTAACTTTACAGCATCGAAACCTTCCAAATAATTTTCAGCGAACAAAACCATTTGAGGATTAATATCTTTGACTCCTTGATTCCAACAAATGGTTGCTAAATCATGAATCAAAGCCGCAAGATCTAGGACATTTGTAATAAATCTTTCTTCCTCTGGAGGGGCGCTCATCTTTGTTTAAATATTTTTGTGTTTATAACAAACACAAAAATAAACATTACAGAAGCAAATTTTTTAGCGTTTGCGCTCCATCCCATACCCAGGTTGCAAAATTTTCATTCTTTTGATTCTTTTCCCGAAAAGGTTGTGCGCAAAATTTTGTTTCTGAGGAATTTACTGACTTATAACCTCTGGGCTTACAAAAATCCGTTTCCGATGATTTTGAATGTGCAGCGGTACTCATTTTATTTCATTATAAAATGGAATAAAACTATCATTTTTCAAATCACCAATTATTAATTAAATTTAATAAATTAATAAAGAAAATGGTTTTACCCCAAATCCCTCTTCCATTTGTAATAGCTATTCCGCTCTTATTTATCTTCTTAGTTATATTTACTGATATTCGATACCAATTAAGTCCCAAAGAATATATGAGTCATGGAACAACTGTATCTGCATTGGCCATAGGTTTTGTCTTTCTTTACGCTTTACAGAAATACGATCAGATGGACGCTAACTATCCAATAGTTGTTAAAAATATTGTATTTTTAACCGATGTAGCCTTAAAATACGACTCAAAATTAATTTGTTATTTAGTACAATATTTGAAGGATTTTCTTAATTTTGATAATACTGGTTATCCTTTGTTTCAATTCGAGCAGAAAATACTTACATATATCACAGATCCGAATTTAATCTATAGAATTCATGCATCCGTAGACACTTTAGCGGAAGCGGCTTATCAAAGAATTAGTGGGACCAATTTAATCGCTGCTCCTGTCTGGTACTTAGTTTTTCTAGCTGCTACTATATTAACAATTATTTTTCCTATGGATGAGAAATTAACATCTAGAGTAGATTCCGTTTTATTAATTTTTCTGATTTGGTTACCTGTTATTACAATGTATACATTATACACGGCCGCGTTGGGATATTTAGATACCGCCATTACCAGTTTAATTGATGATTTAGGTATTATTCTGGATAAAAAGAAGGTAAATTGTTGCTTTGCTTATAAGATTGATAAAAACACTTTTGAAGGAATAATCGGCGAAGATCCTAATATTGGATTTATTACATCTTAATTTAATTCAAGCAAGCTCGAATTTTCGCCGCACGATTGTCTTCGGCGTACCGCTCCGGCTAATGTTAACTCGAAATTATTATTTAAAAAACAACCTCGATTTGTTTTTGAATTTTGATTCTTTTATTAATTATTTATTGTATAATTAATAAATAATTAATAAATGCTAACACCTAGCATTAAACAACGTATTAATTCTACTTATGCACAATATAATGACGGCACCGTTGAATTGGAGGCACGTTTTGGCAGGTCGATTCGGGATCAATTTAAACCTGGAATCACTCGAGAAGTATTCAATCGAATTCGAGAATATTTCGATCAGAGAGCTCAACCACAGGCGATAAGAACAACAGACTATATATCTCAAAATGTGCGAAAAACGGTCACTAATCCCAATAATAATAATGAAAAACCGGAGGTGATTTGGATTACAAAAGTTCGCTTATGGAATCAAGACGATAGAGATTATGGTGTTCGATATTCCATGAGTCGAGAAATTCCGATTCAACCAGTTCCGAATTTCGTCCCTGAAATCATTCGTGAAAAGAATCGATATACTTATATTGTGTTCAATAATCAAGTCAAAATCGATATTACCATTGTCAATATGATTCAGGACTTATCAAAACAAGGTGGTGATGGGACAAGATATGAACTCGAAGTAGAATTATTAAAACCATCAGGGCTAGATGCGTTTGAGAAAACTTTGGTTGTAACTCTTCAGAAAATTCTAGATACCACAATTCTATATAAAAACAATGAAGCTGATGCGATCATTCAGTATGTTAATTCTTTACTAGGATCGCAAACCAGGGGAACGATTGATTATTATCCCATTGTTCAAGCTCGAAATCTGAAAATAAAAGATATGGTTTGGGGAGGATTAATAGGTAACGAGAAAACTGGATATTCCGTAACTCATAAAGCCGATGGGCAGCGAAAACTCTTAGTGTTTCATCCTACCGGAATTTGGTTAGTCATGGGACCGCGTGCGCTCAATCGTGTATCAAATTCAGAAATTAAAGAATTAACCGGGACTATTTTAGACGGAGAAATCATTCCTCCTGATAAAAGACTCAAAGGCGCTCCCGATACTAAAATTTGGTATTTAGCTTTTGATGCGTTATATTGGTCCAATAACGACATCAGACCTTTGCCTCACGGTAAACGAATGAATCATGCTCAAGCGGTAGCAGATGCTCTTAAAAATAATTTAATTTATGTTAACACTAAAAGTTTTAAAAATTTCGGAGCTCCTCAGGAATTTTTTAAAGTGATGCGAGACATGTTTCGAGAACAAGAACAAATTCAATATAAACAAGATGGATTCATGTTTACCCCTGTTAATACGGTTTATAATCCGCATTCAGATTCCTATCCACTATATCAAAGGTCATTAACAGAATTCCCTGATATTTGTAAATGGAAACCATCGGAGCATTTAACGATTGATTTTCAAATCCAATGGGAGGCAACTCCATCAGGTTCCTTGATCCAATTATATGTTTTATCGCAAGGTAAATTAGTTTCATTCAAAGGAACCAAAGTGTTTCCTTATGAAGGTAATGTGGATTCATTGCATCCATTAACAAAAGGTTTACCAAGCGGAACCATCGTCGAGTACGGTTATTTCAATAATATGTTAATTCCTAAGAGGGTGCGTTATGACAAAATAAAACCAAATAAAATAGATATCGCAGAAGATGTATGGATGGATATTCAAAGGCCTCTGGATAGAGAAACGATGGAAGGTAATAATTTTAAATTGTTAAGGGCTTATCACAATAAAATTAAGAAATATATTATCGACAAAACGTTCCAATTGGCTGAAAATAAAAACCTAACATTATTAGACATTGGTAGCGGGCGAGGAGGAGATGTGTCCAAATGGAGAAATTTCTCAAAAGTAGTAGCTATAGAACCTAATGAAGAGCACATAGTTGAATTGAGACGAAGGATTGAGTTAAATAATATGCAAGATCGGGTTTTAGTAGTACATGCTGGTGGTGAAGATATTCAAATTATTTACAACGCGGTGAGAACATTTATTGGCGATCGTGTTGATGTTATTTCCATGATGTTATCAATGTCGTTCTTTTGGCGAAGTCAAAATATGGTTGATAAATTGATAAATACGATAACAAGTAATATTAAACCAACAGGTAGATTTATTTTCTTGACGATTGATGGAGATTTAGTAGAACAAACATTTGAACCAGCTTTTGATACAGGCCCGGCATTAACCAAATTAAAACTTGGCCTAGCTACCTTGGAATATTTCGGAGATAGAGTACCGAAAGAATTAAAGATTCATATTGAAGGAACTATAGTAGAAGATCAAGCAGAATGGTTAGTAAGATTATCGGATTTGGCACTTGGTTTAGGAAAATATGGGTTTGACTTTTACGAAAGATCTAGAGCTGATAAAGAAAAATTTTTAACCGAAGAAGAAATTACGATGACACAAATGTATACTTATGGAATAATCTCGAAAATGAGAGATGGAGAAAAATTACCCGAAATGGATTTTGAAATAATTGAAAAGATGGAACGTTTATCACTTTCGGAATTACCTAAAATCACCGAAGTCCCGGAAATAAGTCAAATTTCTGTTCCGAGCGTGAGCGAATTAAAATTACCTATTCTTGAAAATACTAACGAGATGATCGTACAAGCCAAATTACCAAAAGAACCAATGGTTAAAGAATATGAATTGCCTTTAATTCCTATGGACACTTTTCAGAAAATAAATGTGAGTTGGTACCCACAAGAAATAGTAGTCCGCTTAGGAAGTATCGGTGATGGTTCCTGTCTGTTCCATTCGGTATTAAATGGATACTACCCTCCCTATCAAAACAATCCCAATGTAAAATTTAGAATCGAATGGGTACAAAAATTACGAAGAGATCTAGCTTATTCATTACGATTACCTGATGTTAATCATCCTGGAATGACTAATTGGGAAACAGCTGCTGGAGGGCAGTTTGTAGCCTTGTATGAACAACAATTAATGGGTATAGATTTCGGGCAAGTTTTTGGTCAAGCCGTAGATTTTTCTCTGCAAGGATTACAAAAATTATTTAATAGCACTTCATACCTAGGCGATGAAGTTTATCAATATGCTTCAGATATGCTAGGAATCGATATTTACATTATGAGATTAACTAATAAAGATTTATATGTCCATTTAAATACGGCTTCTAAAAATTTAAATAGAAAAGCGGTCGTAATATCTGGAAATGGGCATCATTTTGAAACAGTTGGTGTTGAGAGAAACGGTTTATTTCAAACTGTATTCGATCAAAACGATCCTTTTATTCAAGCTATTAAAGGATTCGTCAAGGAATAAATATTTTTATATGTTATTGCAGTAAACATATAAAATTTAACTTTTTGAACAATTATTTGCTGTGGATGAAAAAATTCATACGCATGAAGTTTTTATTTCTATTTTTCCTTTGATGAAAAGTTATCAATGAAAAGTTTGTAACGGCTAGAAATATGTTTACAAAGATCTATCAATCGAAAGATCATCAATCAATCGAAATTAATGAAAGAAAGATTAAAAATATTCCGAAAAATATAATTTCAACCAATTTATTCATAATGGAATATTATAAAAATATTTGACAAATTATCAAATATTTACCTTTGTAACCTATACCCTTCCTCAATTAACAAAGTTTACAATTAAACTAGCGACACGTTAGTGTCGCGTCGCCCGATAGGGCACTTAGCAAAGAGCGTAAGCAACGAGCCAGATGAAGAAGCAGACTACAACTGCAATCACGATGGCAGAAAGAAGAGCCTTCATGCAATCGACTTCACAGGTTACTTCGCAATCTTTCTTGCGCATGACGAAGTCAGGCTTGAAGAAGAAGAGAGCCATGAAGATAATAAGTACTAAAACTACGAACCAAAACAAATGAGCCCCGGCCCATGAGTGGTGAAGGTAGTTGTGACGCATTCCGTAAGCAGACTGGTTGTGCATTGACATATCCGACATTTTGTAATTAATGATAAAAAATCTATGAAAATTTTTCTATCTTCATTCAATCAAATATAAATTTAAGAAAGATGCTTTTTAAATCTTTGATTTAAAAAGATATAAAGAATATTATTTATTAGGAATTTAATAGTATGAACCTACATAACCCCAGTGAAAGATCCAGATGAGGAAGATGGCAATCAAAGAGATCACAACGGCCCAGAGGAGTACCTTACCTTGATCAACTTTTCCGTCGGGGCTGTGGTCATCGTTATCACATTGTACAAAATCGGGTTTGAGAGCGAACAGGAGAAACCAAACAATGATACCGATTACAAGGAACCAAAACAGGTAGAACCACCAACCGTTTCCAGTTTCGCAATGATGATGATGTTCACGCTCCATACTATGATCTAGGCACTCCTTTGCTAAGCTTGAGATGGGTTTCTGCGACAGATCAGACATTTTTGTAATTGATATTAAAAAATCTATAAAAATTTTTTTGAACTATCTTTCTTTTTTCTTTTTTAATTATATTTAAAAGAATTAAAAGAAATGAATTCACGGATTTGGTATTTATCCGTTTTAATTATATTACTTACGTTGCTGCTGATCTTAGTTATAAACAACTGTGAAACGGAATTAGATTGTGGATATAAATATTTAGCCGGAGCGATAGGAATTTCCGGATTTACATTTGCAATACTAGCAGATGGTCTGTTCATAGATAATTAATTAATTAATTATTTTAATTAATTATTTTAATAATTAACTCTTGTTTAATATTATGAACTTTGAAAAATTCCTTCCAGCTCTTCTTAATATTTTTTAAATTTAAACAATTATTCACAGACAGATGTTCCAGTAAACAAACTAAACCTCCGCAATGAGGTTTATTATCAATACTATAAGAAAAACTTATATTGTTTAATCCGCTGCTTCCAATAAAGATGAGAGAATTTCCATTATAAAAATCGCCAAAGGTTTCACTATGACAACAGTCAGTTATAAAAATAATCTTACACGAAACAGTTGATAATAATTCGTCTATTTCTTTACTCGTTGTAATAGACTTGTCAGGATTTATCCAACATGTCAAAATATATGTACTATTTTTTATTCTTATACCTCTTTTTACTCCATGACAAGAGCAGTAAATAAATAATGTATCATTCTTAGACAAATTATTACTTTTTATAAATTTTTGTATTTCAACTATCGGAATACTTCCTATCACTGAGTGGATTTTATATTCAGATAGAAGATTTTTTAATCTAGATATATCCTCGATGCCATATTTAAGATCGTGAGTTAATAATAATGCATAATTTGTCATATTTCAATTAAAGAAATATTTATTTTTCTTTTAGTTGGATTTCGGTTTAAGAGGCATTTGATAAATTTTTTCATTGTTTTATCAAGAGAATATTCAATCTTTTGATTTTTAATTTTGATCAGCATTGTTTCTGAGTCACTGGCTTTGTACGGATAATCTCCTGTCAAAAGAAAAAAACATATTATTCCGTAAGCCCATATATCTGTTTTATCATTTTTTTCATTCAGTAATAAAGTTTCCGGAGCGCAAAATTTGAGTTGTCCTTGTCTTTTAATTTTGGACAGACCAAAATCTATAACTTTTATATTACCATCTTTATCTGCTAATATATTATCTAGAGATAAGTCTCCATGAATATAATTTTTATTATGTAAATATACTAAAGTTTTCCCTATTTCGATGATGATTTTCTTTTTGTTATGGGAATAATATGATAGTATTTCTCCCTTAAAATATTCCAAAATTATATATATGTATTTATCATCCTCTTTGTAATCTTCGAGTTTAATTATATTTTTATGATCTATATTCTTCAATACATCTATTTCTGAATATGCGTATTCCCTATATTCAATATCCATTCTCTTAACTGCGCAGTTCTTATTATTCGAGATTAAAAATACATTACTAAAATTTCCTTTTCCAATTTCTTTCGTAAAGTTCATTTTTATTTTTTAAAAAATAAAATATAAAGAAATGAGTTACAGACGCCATCACCATCGCGATGAACATTGCAAAGAAAAGGATAAATATATTAAGAATTTAAAAACCAAAAATATTAAGGTCCATAACGCTTGTATTAAAAACTTAAAAACGAAGAATGTGAAGACTGACAACATAAATGCTGAATGCTCAAGTATAAAATGCGCAGATGTTAAAACTTTAGATGTAGATAAATTATACGTAAACGGAACTAATGTTACATGTAGTTTATTAGCCCCGGCCGTTTCTTCATTTAGAAATACTTTTGTCGATATTGGACAAACTGGAGCGACAGGGCCCGCAAATGTTGATCCGGTCGTATTTGATGCTTTGATAGCAAATGCTTATAAAAATCAACAAGCTTTACAATGTCGCCTGTACGATGGCAGATGTTGCATTTATAAATATTTACAGGAGAAAGGATGTCCTGAATCATGTCCTCCTCCTGCCGGCGGAACCGGCCCGGCTGCTTGTTATATTAATTTTACCGGCTCCATTTCTGGTAATACACTTACGGTTACAGGACCCTTAGGTCTAAGCGGTCTCGAAATAGATCAGATTGTATCAGGAAATGGAGTTTTACCTAACACAGCTATATCAGCTCAAGTTTCAGGTGTTCCGGGAGGAGTCGGAGAATATACTGTAACTTTAGCTCAAAATATCGCCGAAGGAGACCTGCAAGCCGTTCAAGATTGCGCTTCAGAATGTCCGTTGGCTCCTATTCCTTTAAAAATTTTCGGAGCTATGACATTTCCGATTTATGAGATTATTAATTGCGGTTCCACTGGAGCAACTGGAGCAACTGGAGCGAATTGCGGTTGTATCGGTGTGACTGGACCATCCGAAAATTCTTATCGGTCAATAAATACTGCCGTGAATTTTAACCTTCAATGTACATATTTATTAGAACAAGCTAATTCAATCGACGCGAGAGCAGTTTCAGTTTTAGTCCAAGTAGGCGCCTACGATTCTGTAACTGATAGTGTAGTGATAGAAGAAGTATTCATCGCTAATAAACAATTATATCCAACTTTAGATGTATTATACGGGGAAAATTTTGCTAATACTATTTCTATACCGACGAGTATTTTATCTTTTGCTCTTGATAAGAGCAGAAATCCAAATAAACAAGGTGCTATTCAATTAGTTGTTTACGAAGAAGAAGGAATATGTATTTGGAATCCTACCGGAGATGGAAATTTTGAATGTCGTGGCGGCGGAGGTTCTTCAAATGCTCCGGGAGGTAATCAAGCACAGGCATCTAACTGTGTTCGAGATTATAGTACTGGTATAGTGACATGTCAATAAGAATATTTAAACATATAATTTGCTAATATAAATGAATATTAGCAAATATTGGAATAAGTTATATAAAAATAATATTACCTCGTTTGAATTTTTTCACAGAAAAGATTATATGATAAAAAGATCATCTTCGCATGATTTTACCGAAGCTGAAATAAATGAAATATCAGAGTTTTACTCTAAAAAATATAGAGTGAATAAATCTAATATTACGCAAAATGTTACTGTATCAGATTTCAAAAGATATTTTAATTTGCAAATCGAATTAATAGCTATTTATTCGTTAATATCCGAAGAATTAATCGGATCTATAATCTCTTTTTTAGTTCCTATTAATTCTTCTGCTATTTTTCCTTATACATCTTTTCTGGTCGTAGATGATAAATATAGAGGAAAAGGATTCGGTATGGCTCTAATCCAAGAAAGTTTAAAACTTTTACATGATACCGGGGATATCGGAGCTTATTTCGTTAATAATATTCCTAGAGGAAAAAATTCATTAAAACTTTTTACTTGGTTTTATCCTTTTAATTTCGCAAAAATAAGGTCATCAGGGTTTTTATATCCTAATGGGTATGAAAATTATTTTCAAATAAACTATGAAGACAGAATTGAAAAAGCTACTAAGAATAATAATGGTTATGATTTCTATTGCAGTTATATGAAGAATAAAAAATTTTATTTTTCTCCTAGCATTATATATTGGCAAAAATGGATAGAAAATTTTCAGACCTTTTTGGTTTATCGAAATGAAAAAATTATAGGATTATTTTCAATTGACAGTAACGTTTTATACGGAAAGAGCTATTTAAATCAAGGAAATTTACTTTTGTGTATCGGTGAACAACCTGAAACTATCAATGCTGCTATAACGATAGCTAGAAAAGATTTCGATTTATTGATAATGCATGAATTAGGAGACGTGACATTTGATCTACTTAAATCTATTTTTGCTCAAGGTTTATATACAAATTATATAAATTTTTATAATACAAATATAGAATTAGTTACTAGAGATTTTTATATGCCTATTTTTTAATGTCTATTTTTTAATGTCTATTTTTCAATAGATTAGTAACGTATTCTATATCTTTCTCAGACAAATGTTCAGGCAAATAACTTCTTAAATTTTCATGTTTTAACATAGTCTTCTTAAGTTCTGTTGATGATATATTAGGCATTCTATCAATCAACAGAACCTCAGATTTTATTCTTTTGTTCTGAAGTATTTCGATTAAATTACCGTATAACCTTTTTATATAACCTCTATCAATACCGTATTCATTTCCACGAATTATTAAGCATTTATGAATATTTTTATATTCTAAAATATTATCATATATGTTATCAGAAAATATAATTTTTACATTATTAATATTTTTAAGGTATAAATTCCATATCGCTAAAGATATTTCCTTTGATATTCCGTGTCTGTTTTTATCTTCAAAAATAGATATTAATATATTTATATTATTCTTATTTAAAAATCTCTCAATCATATATAAATGCCCTTTATGGGGTATGGAGAAATTTCCTAAAAAATATACTAGATATTTCTTCTTCGGGCTTATATTGTAATCATTGTAATGGATACTTATCATTTTGTTAATATAATTAATTTTAATAATTAATTATATAAATTTATTGACATGATTGATTATGCCATTCTATTACATTTCCGGATTTATGTTTACATCCGTAACAATCAAACAATAATTTTCCACATTTTTTACAATTATCATACAATTTATAGCAGTCTGAACATATAACAAATGTTCCAGGCGTTTGAGCGCACCATTTATTAGTTAAGCATTTTACTGTTATTGCAATATTATTTTGTAAGCAAGATTTACAAATAACCAGATCACATTGTTCACATTTTACATGAGAAGTTGCATATTCATTACACATTGGATATAATTTGTGACATCCGCAACATTCAATTTTTGTAAGAGTATCGTTACAAAATCCGCATTCTGACATTTATCTTTTTACGTAAAAAGACAAATGAAATCAATTTACTCATAATCTCTTAGAGCAATTCCAACAATCCCGTTAGTACTATACCTTACCGTTAACTTTTTCCCAATATCTTTTTTCGTAATATTTTGATCAGAACGTAATTCTACTTTGAATGTTAATAACCCTTTTTTGACCATAATAGGATTAACAGATATAATTTCCAATTCTTCATCTTTGAACGATTTGTATTTTAATAGATTATTTACACGACCAGATCTATATTTAGACAAATCACCATCTACAGTTGAATATCTTCGAATAATGATGCCTTCATAACCTTCTTTCACGAATTCATCATGATATTTCATAATCTCCTCATGTCCGTTCACGTTGTATGCTTGTAATATTTTGAAATGTTTATTTGTGTTCCCATCCTCTAAATATCTTGAATATGCATTAACTAACATTTCGTATCTTCCTTCCCAACTCATATTCAAAGGATCCAAAATATCAAAAATCCAATATTCAACTATATCATGCTTCTTATGCTTGATTTTAACTGTCTTGATGATAGAAGTTAATTCAGAAAAAGATAAATCGAGAGAGTATAATTCTCCGTCCAATTGACAATATGGAGGTAAATATCTCATAAATTCTAATATCTCGTTTTTAATATGGTCTAGATGAACAAATAAATTGCCTTGTCTGGATACCATTTCAACCTTTCCGGATCTAATTTTTGAAACGGCTCTAATTCCATCTAGTTTTCTCATAACGCTAACTGGAAATTTACCAACCCTTGCTTCATTAGATCCTAATTTACCTTTTGAGGATGAATAAGTTTTAGCTAACATACACCCGTTTAAGTTTGAAGGTAAATCGTTTCCGGGTGGAAAATAACCTTCTTTACATTTTTCTATGTAACATTTTCTCGGAGATCCTGTAAAGTTTTCAATATTTATCTCAATATTTATCTGGTCATTTGCTATAGTTATAATTTTTAATTGACCCTCATGGCAAATGATTTGCCATTGATTAATTCCATGAATATCATCTGAAAATAAAGGAGAATATTTCCAATTTAATCCAATCGGGATCTGATCTATTCTAAAAATATTCCCTGGGAATAATGAATTGATGTCGATGGTTTCTTTAAGATTCGTTTCTTCTAACTTTCCAGCAATATCACTAAAATCCATTTTCTATCATGTTACACATTAAAATAAATCATTTTTATTTTCTTTTAAATCCATTTTCATATTCGAGATGCTAATATCAAAAGTATAAATGCGTACCAACGAATTTACAAATGAATAATGTTTCAAACGTTGAATCTATACAAAATTCAACGAGGGGATCTAATAATGTACTAGGACCTCCAGGGTTACCTCCTATAACGGTAACCGGGACCAGGAGCGGTCGGGGGTCTACCCGGGGTCCTCCAGTTCTTCCTCCGATTCCCAATAACTCTAACAATACATCTAACAATATATCATCTAACAATACATCTTCTAATAATAGTAATAACGGAAATAACGGAAGAAATGAAAGAAGGATGAACAGTCAACAAGTTTCATCTGCATTACCTCCGGTTAATATTGTTCCTAATTTACCCCCAGTTAATATATCTCCTGTTAACATACCACCTCCAGGAGTCATTCCTCCAAATTTACCAACTATACCTTCAAGACCTATAGCTACTTCTTCAGAGAATCAATCGACTGTAAATAATGTACCAGAAAGAATCTCTAGAACTGTACCATCTAGAACATCACCTAGAAATACATCACCTAGAAATACATCACCTAGACGAGTGTCTTCTCGACGTAACGATACGCGACTCATGTCTCCTCGGGATGAAACGCCGATCATGATCGAAAATCAAAATATCGATAGAAATTCGATTCCTAACATTTCTTTACCTGTTACAAACAATTCTGGAAATGGAGTAACAGAAAATTCAAGAGATGTAATAATCAATATAGTTCCAGAGGAGCCATTGATTCCTGATATTCCAGTCCCTGAACCGATTTCATCACCTCTAATATCTCCAGCTTCTCCAGAATATAGTGTTGATAACCCTTTAATAACAGAGACCAGTGTTTTAGTTCCGTCTCAAGGTCCGACCGAGAACGACCCAGTGGTGTATTCTGATTCTGATGATAATGAACAAAAGGATAACGATCAACCACAGGATGAACAAAAGGATAACGATCAACCACAGGATGAGCGAACGGATAATCAAAGTCAGAATGAACAAACGGACGAGGAAGAAGATGAAGAGGAAGAGGAAGAAACAATTGTACGTTCGGAACCTACCGAAGAATCTATTCCGATCTTACCTGTTCTACCTATTTTACCACCCGAACCTATTATTCAATCTCTTCCGACATTACCAGTTGTAGCACCTCAACAGACTTTACAACCAGTTGTAAGAACAGAACCAGTTGTAAGAACAGAACCAGTTGTAAGAACAGAACCAGTTGTAAGAACAGAACCAGTTACTCAAACTGTTCAGACCAGACAAGTCTTATATGACGAAGAACCAATAATAGAAACAATTATCGAAAATAATCACGATTCGAATGAAATTCAGGAACCTCCCCCTACTATCTCAACTAGATCTAATAGTAATAACGATCAGAACAGAAATCAAAATAATCAATCGAACCAAAATGATTACCAACAAAACAGACCATTCCAAACCAGAAATAACAATCAAAATAATAATCAATCAACTCAAAATAATTATAACAATCAATCGAACCAGAATAGATCATCTCAAACCAGAAATAACAATCAAACCACTAACCAACAAAACAATAATCAAAATGTAAGACGAAGAGTTCAACCAAGAAATAACACTCAGAACCCCCCACAGAACCTACCTCCTCCAATGCCAAATTACGCTGCCATGTCTCCAGCTGAGCAAGCTAAATGGCATGCTGATTATAATGTTAAATTTGGTATTTTAAGAAATGCTTATCCAGAATTTAATATTCCTTTTTTCGATAATAGTGTAGGTTTGGAAGTCAAACATAAACATTATGAAAGATATGTTCATCAAATTCATATTGATAATAGTGTGGGTACGTATCAAGTTTATCTTTTAATTTTATTTGCCTGTATTGAATTGTTTTGTGTTAAAATTTTAGGATTAAATCTAGGGGGTTACACTTTTAACCAATTAGCTTTGATGAATAAATATGAAAAATTATTAGTAGAATTAGGTGAAAAATCTTACGGTTCTTTAGGATCTAGTTGGCCAGTCGAAGTGAGAATTATTATTCTATCTCTATTTAATGCTTTGATCTTCCTAGTAATTAGATTGTTCGCTTCTTATTTAGGTCCTGGAATCGGAGATATAATGCAACAAATAGTTAATTCATTTATGACTCGAAAAGACCCTTCAGAACAAATTAAGAAAGGAGAGAGATTAGCCGCTGGTGGAAGCGTACAGGAAGGAGTCCCGGACATTCCATCGACAAATGGAGGTTTCGATTTTAATTCGATAATGTCGGGTCTTGGAGGTCTTTTTGGAGGAAATAATGGTGGTAATGCAAGGGCTCGTGCATCCAGAAGACCAACTTATGCAGAGTAATATTGATACAATATTTATGTTATTTTTTATATATCTAATATATAAGAGATGGAACAACTCGATCAAGTTGCTTTATTTCATATCGCTACGATGTTAGATTTAGATAATTTATTATCCTTGTGTCAGTCCGATCGAAGGTTTAATAGATTAATTTGTCAACAAAATCATATCTGGATATATAAACTAGAGAATGAATTTCCAGATTGGAAGCAATACTTTGATGGTAAATCTGTTAGAAAGGTTTATTCATTATTAGTTAAATTAAATAAACTTAAGAGAGAAATAAAATATGAAGGAAGTATTTATCAATTGTTTCAGCAAACAAAGTTGGATTTAAGTAATAAACAAATAAAAACATTACCTCCTGAGATAGGTTTATTAAGTAATTTACAATCATTATATTTGTATAATAATCAGATAGAAACATTACCTCCTGAGATAGGTTCGCTAAGTAATCTACAAATATTATCTTTGCATAACAATCAGATACAAACATTACCTTCTCGGATAGGTTCATTAAGTAATCTACAAGAATTATGGTTGAATAACAATAAAATACAAACATTACCTCCTGAGATAGGTTCATTAAGTAATTTACAAACATTGTCTTTGCATAACAATCAGATAGAAACATTACCTCCTGAGATAGGTTCATTAAGTAATTTACGAGAATTATATTTGGATAGGAAAGTAAAGAATGTCCCTGATAATTTAAAATAATGTATTAAATATTAATGTTTAACATTAATATTACTGTCTATCATATATCTTTTGAATATGATTAAAACATTCAGGAGCAATTCCTGTATACCAAAATTTACCATCTATTTCACTGATAAGTACAATACTTTTTTCATGAAATTTAATCTCATATACTTTCGATTTTAATTCATTATCAACGATAGATGTAGGGATTAATGTATAATCTTGTTTGGCTGCATGTTGGAACATAAAATACCAAATTTCGACTAATGAATAACCAGTCTTCGTATTTTTCATACTTTTAAATTCTTTGTATCCGGTTGATTCCGGATGAAAATATTTATTTAACCACTCATCAACCTTCAGATCTTCCGATACAGAATCAAAAATGAAATCATGCACTTTACTATCTTTATCATCTTCATTATCTTTGTCATCTTCATTATCTTTAATAGATTCTATTTTTTCTTCATGAACCCCGGAGGGTAAATATGATAAATATAATTCGTCTAGATCTCTATAAATTTCGTTTTCGACATTAGAATTCAACCAATCAAATTCATATATAGCAATAGTATATGGTCCGTCATCCACCGACTCAACGATTAAATCTTCGTCATCTAAATAAAGAATTTTAGGCGGATTTAATGATTGAAACTTACGCTGATAGATAGCAAATTTTTCGCTTTTGTATATACCGTCTATAACTTCGTTAATAGTTTTTGAATTTGAATTACCCATTTTTAATTTACAAAATCAAAAATAGCTTTAATCATTTTTATTTAGTAATTATCAACTTAGGTTTTTTAATTTCCGAAATAACAGGAATTATATTTAAAGTAACTTTTTTTATCGGTTTTGTTAAAGGCCACCCAAATTGACTACAAACCGCCTCGATGGTTGTTACACAATCTGCCAAGTCATCTTTTTTCTCCTTTCTACCCTTTATTTTACGATTCATAACTTCTAATCCTTTTTTATCTTCTCGAATAGTCAATAGTTCAATAGCTTTAACAACTGACCATTGTTTGATTCCTTTTTCGTTTAAATTCCCAGCTCCTAATTCTCGTCCTTTTAATGTAGGAGCTACTTCAATAAACATTGGTAACTCCGGTTCTTTATTTTTTAATAATATCATGAAATAAGTCAATACATGCTGAGACATTCTAACGGTTCGATAATTTACAGGTAATTGCTTCTCTATTAATATCATATGACATGTTAAAAAAAGTTCTTTATGATTATCTAAAAAGTCTTGAACGAATGTAAATATTTTAGTCACATTATCTCGGTCAGGTTCTTGTTCTTCTTTCGCCAGACCTATTTTTTCAAAAAGTAAAGTTTTAATAGTTTCATCACGTCTAATATTTCTTTCCTCGATTCTTACCGCGAAATGGCTGATGCCAGGGTCACAAAAAAATATACGTATTCTTTCAGGCCATTTTCTTTGTGATAGCGGAACATTATGAGGATTATGAGCCAATAAAATATTCTTAAAACTTTGTTCCGATTTCTTTGTCTTCGGCTGATACATAATTTTTTATTTATCAACAATTATGAGTTTATATCAATTCTTTTTTATCTTAAAATAAAAAAAGACAGATGAATTGCGAAAGTCAAGAGGGACATACGAAAAGTAAAGAAATATTTTCACAAGCGAAAACGTATTCTCAATTTCTTGATTTATGGTCAAAATTTTATATTAATGAAATATGTATACCAACATATTTCGCATCTTTTATCGGTGATAATGATAACAAATACGCTACAATAGAAATGGGTAAAAAATTTCAAACTATTACAAAATATGGTTTAATTCCTGTTAACTTTCAAACTAATAGCCTTAAAAGCGGACAAAAGGCTTATGTTAATCTTTATGCAACCGAAACGGTATCTAGTATAATCACAGAATATATTAATCGGTATCCAGGGTTTGTAGCTTTTTATCAAGATGTAAACGGTGAGAGTTGTGTAAATGGTTTGTTTGTTACGTACGATCCGGATAAAGAACAACGAAAGAAAACTATGAAAACTGGAGTATTTTTCGGAGATCCCTTTAGTCATATGGGAACGAAATCTGAAGATATAGATACTATTCGTGAATGGTTAACCCTGCCTTTGTTGAATGTTATTACGAATGAAAATTTTAAAGAAGTTATTATAATCGATACGATACCTACTGAAAAATCGGATCGTATTCTTGATTTGTTATTAAATACATTAAAAGATAATTCGAATGTAGTTAACGATGAAAAACAGAGATTAAATGATTTTTAAATTTTTATTGTTAAAACAATAAAAATTATAATTTATCATAACATGTTTTGCAAAATATTTTTGCTGTATATTCACCCTCGACCATAACTCCTGGATCTGGCAGTGAATTACAAATATTACAATATTGAATACAATCCGAACAATATTCGTTAAATTTTATATTCCCATACATTATTACTTGTCCTTTTGTTTCAATTTTCTTCTCGCAAAGAAGACATTCAGGTTCGAATCCCATTGTGCGCTTGACATCCTCTTCATTATTACATATCCATGATCTAATAAATGTCGCTTGATTCATTTTTATACTTCAATTAAATATAAAATTAATCAATTATTTACATACATCATTCCATGTTGTAGATTCGACATTGAACCTACCTGATAAGAATCCTTCAACAATATAGTTTAAAAAATCTACATCCCGTTGGGTTAAAGGATTTCTTTCGGTCGCGTCTTGCAGACTTATCATTCCGCCAGTCTCTTGAAGACCCATTCTAAAAACTTCCAGAAATTTTCCTTGTTTTAACATGTTTAATACAGCCTCCCATCCTTCGAATGTGTTAATTCTAGCGCTCCAATCTTCCAGCTCATCTACCTCTCCTTCTTCTTCAGTATCATTTCTAGTGCGTAGATATTCATATAATAAACCCCAATAATCTCCTCTTCCTCGAAGCGTATATAAAGCTACAAACGGATTGTAATATCTATTACGAAATTTTTGACATCCCAATTCCAGGTCTGTCATAGGTCTCGTGACACCAGTTTTTAAACCTGTGATAACCTTGGCTCTTTCTTCGACAGATAGCCCTGGGCCAAGACAAATGGAAAGTATTTCATCTTGAAGCACTTTGCAAATATCATTTGTAGATGTATCTTGAGTAAACCTGTGTCCTAAATATCTTCCGACTAAAAGTAAAACGTGTCGCATATTATTTTTACACAGATTTCGTAGTTCTCGATTAATAGCTATACATCCAAGAGCCGCGTCATCATTATAATCCCCGTACGGATATAACATTTCGTAAATTGTCTTAATTTTAGGTTGAGCGCTTTGCATTTATTTTATTTTTATTAATTATTTTGAAAATAATTATTGTGTTAATTGTTAACAATGAAGAATTTGAGTAATATTGATAACAATGAAAGATTGTTAACAATAATAAATTAAGCAACGTTAAGTTGTTCATAATCCCTTTTCATTGTTATGATTATCAATTGGTAAAAATAACTCCCGAAAATCTTTTTGATTTGTAACAAAATCAACTATTTTTAATAGGGATCGAATTTCTTAAGATCTTCATTTTTCTTTTGTTATTTAAAATATCAAGAGTAGATATGATAATATAGTCAAATAATTTATTATTAACGTCTAAAACAGAAGTATCGTATTCTTTAAATGATGTAATTTTATTATTATGATATATTTTTGAATATTCTGTGTAATTGTTTGACCTAATATACGAAAGACATTTTTCTAATCGATCTTGGTATTTTTTGTTATTTTCGGATTTGATGTATATTCCTGCTACTTTCTTCGGTTCCATCATTTATTATAAATCTATTTTAATCAAGATTATTTGAATTTACATTGAAATAAGGTTTCGTTAAATTTAAAAACGAACGTACAATTTTATTAAAATTAGTGATAATTTTTAATCGATAAATATTCTAATATATTTTCGTTTATATTGATAGTCCTCTACATTTTTCGATAATTGAATTTATTCATTAAATATTTTAACGAATAAAATAACTATACCTCAAAAATTATATTCAAAATAAAATACGTCAATATATTTAATTTTTATTAATTTAAACCGAAAAATTAAATATGATAATATATTAACTTCAAATGTTTGATTTATTTTATCTTCGGATTCTCCGTTTACACAAAAGCGGCTCATGGTTCGAACCCGTAAACCGAAATTTACAGATATTTTTGATCTATATAGACGTAAGATAATTTAATTTATTTAACAGATTTAAATAAATTAAAAATATATTAAAAAGATGAAATCGAAAATACATTTTTTCGATGAAGAACCAAAAAATAAGAAAAGATTGGCCGCCTGTTATTTACGTGTCAGTATTTTGTCTCAGGTTCGACTTGGTCACGGTCTCGACATTCAAGAAGAACAATGTAAAAAATACTGTCAATTTAAAAAAATAGACATTTACAAATTTTATAAAGACGAAGCAGTTACAGGAGTGTCAAAATATGATGACAGAAAAGGGCTTTCTAAACTAATGCAAGATGCGAAAGAAGGTAAATTTAACACCGTTGTATTATACTCATTAGATCGTATGGGAAGAAATCTTCTAATGATCGGAAATACGATTAAAGAATTACAGGAAGATTTAGGATTAGAAGTTTTTTCCTGCGTAGAGGATTTAGAACTTTCAACAGAGGAAGGTAAACTGTCTATGTATATGTTCGCGTGGATATCACACCTGGAACTGACCAATATAAGAGTTAGGCTACATCAAGGAATTAAAACGAGACGAACGAAGGATGGATATATAGGTGGTAGGATGGTGTATGGCTACTGTCGCCAAGATAAACATTATATAATTCATGAGAAACAAGCAGCTATTGTTGCGTATATTTATGATTTATATCATAATCAAAATATTTCTATGAACAAAATAGCTGAAATATTAACCCAATATAAAGTTGAGACACCGAAGAAGAAAACCAAAAAGAATGAAAAATGGAACGGAAACGGTATCAAATATATTTTATGCAATTATAAAAAATATCTCGGTCTCGAACCGATAAATGGAAATGAGAATGGTGTTTGCTGGCCTAAAATATTGGACGATAAATATTTGTTTATTAATGAAAATAACAAACTAAAAGGAAAGATTAAATTAATTAAAAATGATGTGGAAACCACTGAGTAAAGAAAAAGTCGCCGTCTATACCAGAGTTTCACATGAAGATCAGGTGGAAAAACAAGGTCTTGATTACCAAGAGAATTTATGTCGAGAATTATGTGAATATAAGGGATATGAAATATATGACATTTATAGGGAAGAAGGTATTTCCGGAATTGTCAATACGCATGAGAGAAAAGAGATGAAAAGATTATTAGATGATGCTCACGCTAAGAAATTTCATCATGTGATGACTTGCAGTATAGATCGTGTATCCAGAAGAGGACATATAACGATGCAATTTTACGATACTTTAACGAAACTTGGTATTGGATTTATTACTTGTAAAGAAAGAATAGATAGTACAACACCAAGAGGGAAATTTTTACTAAGTGTATTTGCATATGCAAGCGAAATGGAACTGGCAATTAGTAAGGAAAGAGCTACTTTCGGACGGGAACATAGAAAATTATTAGACGGTGAATGCGGAGGCCGGATTAGTTACGGGTATAAAAGAAGGGAGAAAAAGATAGAAATAGATGACAGCGCTGCAAATATAATCAGAGCCATCTATGAAGCATATTATAAAAAGGAGATGTCTATGAACATGATCGCTAAAATATTAACAGAAGAAAAGATTCCTAGTCCTCTTGGTAAAGATAAATGGTATGCATCTACGATTTCGAAAATTCTATTTGATAATTATCCAAAATATACCGGTGAATTAATTAATGATAATACTCATAATGTCAGATGGCCGATAATATTAAACGAACGATACGTTAATTAATATATGAATATTCATATATTAATTGTTTAATAAGGACCGAAAATATGAGATATTTTCATTCCAAGATTGATTTCCATTACTAATTAGCTTATTACAAACATTATCTAAAGTATTTTTATCAGTTGATTCAAACTGTGATAACATTGCGTGTAATTCAAATTCGTGATCATCCGACCAATCAGTAAATAAAATTTCGCTATTGATAACGTAAAGAGATAAATTATTAGGTTTTAGATATTTTTCTTTGACATTTAAGATATCGATTACGTCTCCAAAAATATTTAGTTTTTGAATAACTATTGTTAAATTATTATATTTTCCAAGATCGGTTAAATTATTAATAGTGGTTATTATATTAAAATTTTCTAATTTAGTTTGAGACGATCCAAAAAATATTGCCTCAGACATTTATTATTACTAACTTCGCTTCAAACTTGTTATCTCTACATTCATCATCGCTAGAGTTCTCAATCCTACCAGCGAGTAAAAATTTACGTAATGCTATAGCAGTAGTCGATGGGGAATTAATAAAATATAATATACCGCTATTTCTGTGATAATAATCAAGGAATCTATCTTGAAATTCTTGATCGTTAATGCCTATTAATTTCTCATAAACGGTTATATGCAAATTTAAATCTCCTCCGTATATTTCGATATTCTCGCATATATTTGTCATATCCATCTAAGTTCATTCCTGATAATATATTTTTTACTCGTGAATCAAACCAATCCCAATAATCATCTTCGAACACTGTTTCAGGATTCGTAGAATGACAAGGCTTACAAAGTAATATCAAGTTGGATGCTATTGCTTGACCTCCTAATACATCTGGGATAATATGGCATCTTTCTAGAGCAGTTTCATACCCGCAAATCCAACAGTGCGTTGTTGCTTTATCCCAGCTTGGTTTAATTTGAATATCAATGGTATCAGCGTTTTCTTTCCAATAATCAACTATCTGTTGCTTCGTAACTGTGATGCTTTTCCTTTTGGGGTTCATTTCCATTATATTTTTACGTCTTTTAACATATTTATTAGATTTTATTGGAACATTTGTTAATTAACAAATATTTATTATGATAAATTATTATGAAATATAGAATCTATTTATTTTTCTTTACAATAAAAATGATTGAAACGTTAATCAATACGAATCAATGAAATGCGTGCTAAATTACAAATAGTACCTACTAGAATATTTATCTCATCAGGAGATCAATACGTCAAGCATATAAATCCTAAATAACTCATATTTAATTTGTAAATTAAATATAGTAAAAATTAACCATTTATATAGACAGTACAACGTCCGAAGCTTCCCACGCTCAATTGAATTTTCATAGGTAAACCACGCTCTATATATACCTTCAATGTTCCGGTGGCGCTCATCGCATTCAGTTTCACAAGGTACTTGATAATATTTATGTCGATTTTGAATCTTTCGATTTCATTGGCTTCTCCGATATTCAATTTAGGTGGTGCCACTTTAGATCTGACTATATTTCCAGATGTATCATTATTAATACTTTTCAAATTAACTTGATTAGAAGTATTGTTACATTTTCCAAATTCTTTAACTGATCCGATAGCCCCTGTGTTTAAAATTCCCTTCATAATGATTCCATTTTTAAATCCGTGAACAGTTACGTAACTACATTTTATAGTTACTAAACTTTTACATAACTTAGAGAAATCGCTCTGATATATAGTAACTGTTGGATCTTTTTTCTTACGTTGATATTCGGGAAGTTTATAAACTGTGTAACTAGAACTAGTAATAGGTAATAGATATAAATTGGACTCCGAACCTTTTTCACTTTGTGATTTGATTTGAATGTAAAGACTTTTAGGTTCCCCTTCCAATATGTACATGTTCAACTGGTCCTTCTTGCCCACGTTACGAGTAATATTTCGTAAATCAGACAGATTAACACCTACAACAATTTCATCAGCTTTTGAGACAAATGTGTATTCAGTTAATTCGTATGTCTTGATTTCAATGACGTTTAATATTGTGTTATCCGCATCTCCCTGTTCATAAACAATCTTGTCCTTACTGAACCTGAAAACCCCTTCTGTATTTGCGAGTCTACAATATTCGATCCCGGCGCGTAGTGAGCTTCCATCAATAAAAGTGGCAAAGAAGTGGGCGTTTTCATCCACCGAAATCTTAGAAACACTAACACCTGAATCTTGATTAACTGGAACAATGGGAGCTGGAACGATAGGGGCAGACGGAATATTAATAGGTAATGATGTACTTGGCATCATCAATGGTGCCAAATGAGCGATTTCCATTTTAATATTTTTATTGTCACACTTTAGATATTTTCATTAAAATATCTAAATAATTTATCTTTAAACATAATTAACGCAACTTTTCATTTAATCTTTCTCTTATTGCTATTATAAATTTACTGTCCGGTTTAAATAATGTTTTGATTCCTTTTCTCGTTTGAATACCTACTAATTCATAATGTCCTGGTAGATATAATAATACAATTGATTTTCGCCCTTTGTATAAAATATCTGCGTCGTTTCCAGTTACATAAACATCCTGATTAACGAAATCTAAAATATAAATATCTTTATTTAATTCGTTCGAAATAAATTCATTATAAACATTGTCAACGGAACGGTCCGAATCAAGTTCTTTTTGCATATTTATCAAACTATATTCTTCCATTCCAGCAGCAAACTCTTTTAATTGACCTCTTGATAATGTATCATAATATGTTAATTCATTACTTGGGTCGATACGTGTTCCTAATTTAACCGATAAAGATTTTCTTAAACCTTTGATAAAGTCTTTTTTGCCAAAAGGTTTTCCATCGATCTTACCAGTGATATAAGGTTTGTAATAAGATCTGACTATAGCATGGAAAAAGCAAGATCCATCTTTAGGTGTTCTAATACGTATCATATTTTTATATTGAAAAGGACCTTTCCAAACTAGATTCTCTGTTTCGGAGTTTGTAAGCATTTTTCTTTTTATTTAATTATTTATATTCTTAAAATCTTTTTAAAAAGATGATTTTAATAGGAAAATTAATGATATTTTATTGTTAAATTTTGAACATATTTTGCAGAAATTACGTTTGTTATTAGTAACCTTCCTGATTTTTCATTTGTTTTTAATAAAACAAAGAAAAATCTAGAAAAAGATATAATTAAGAAAAATATTTACAATATTTTATTGTAAATATTATCGACGAATTTTATAGAAATTGCATTTGTGAGTTATAATACTTCCTAAATGATCTTCTTTTAATTTCCGAATAATTTAATATATAAATTAATCATTTCTATATTACGGTGGTGGTTCATTTGGGAAACCTGTAGGGAATCCTTCTGCTTCACCTAGTTCAGTAGGTACAGCTATTCCTCCTTCTCCTAATCCAGAAGTCAACCCTGCCGGGACTCTAACTCCTCCAGGTAATATACTTCCAGGTGCTTCTTCTGTTGGGAATCCTGTCGGAACGGCTGTAATTGGAACTGTTGTTTGTTGAATTCCTACTCGAGAAGCTTCCTCGGTCGCTAATGTATGTTTAGAATCTGCTACCTCATCAGCTGATCCAAATTGTTTAACTGTATCTGTTTTATCATATCCTCTTAGATTTTCGTTAGCTGAAAAAGCTAAAGAATCCTTTCTAAACGGATTAGCTGGAATTCCATATTGAGTAACTCCTTTCATTAATAAATTATCTTGACTAGATACAGTTTGCCCTCCAAAAATATTTATTGGTTCATGGTACTCGGCTTTGCAAGCTAGTGTCAAAGCATAGTCTATAATAGCTTGTACCGCGCGCTCGCCATTGTAGAACGCGACGGGCCAGCCGTTCTGATATACTAGAATAAACGGTACTGTCTTTAAAGCCGCCCAATGTAACGATCCATTTTGCATATTTAACGATATGAAAGCTTCAGCAACTTTTCTCTCCGCCATCAAATTAACAGCTGCAAAAACAGGACCTACCGTGTTTTTAGCAGCAACTAACCAAATATTTGCTAAATTAATAGATTCTGAGTTATTAGAATAAAAAAGAACTAACATACATTCTCTTAATTTAATATTAATTTTAGTCTCCGAATCAAGGTTAAAATCATCTTGATGTAATTGCCTAACTGCATCTTGTGCAAACATTGCTGTCTGATTCATTTTATTTTATATTTAATTTTATTTATGACAAAATAAAATTATTTAACATTTATTATTCGTTAGAGATACATATACAAGTACTACCTTCGATGAACTCAATGCATAATTCGTAATCGCATGGAAACTTATATTTCAAACCTTTTGTTTTAACATCATGTCTGAAAGTATCACATTTACAATTATTACCTTCGATGTCGTATTTATCAATATGTTCTCTCAATAATACTCTATTTTTGGAAATTCTTTCTTCAGGAGTCAGATCATCGGGATGATATAGATCATTATTTTCAACTCGGTTCAATTTCTCTTTAATAGTTTTTAATCTCAATGCAGCGGTTCCGTTGGATTTTGTATACATTATTAAATTATGAATTGCTTGTTGTGCCTCAGTAAACCATTCCATTATAAGTTCTAAATTTATTGAATTAAATAATCAATTCGTAAAAAGTGATCATTCAATTTAAACAACGAAATGGGAAAATGTTAGCTACCGCAGATTTTGAAACATCTCAAGGTCATTTTATTTTGAAAGATATTAAAATCCCTAAAGGTTCTGTCGTTAAAAATATTGAAGAATGTATAATTAATACAATCGCCGAAACTTTACCTAGATCATCTCCAGAAGTTCATTTCAATTTAGAGGAACATACAGCGAATGTTAAATTAACTATTGACGAGAATCCTACAATAATTGTTTCGGTTGAATATGATTACAGAACTGAAGAAGAAGCTATTAAAAGCATTGAAGACGGAACGATATTAAAAGATGCATATCACGAATTCATAGATTATTTATTAGATTGCAAATTCATTTTGAACATTAATTAATATATTATTTCAATATATTACTTAAAGATTTTGTAGATATTCAACGGTTTCTTTTTGTTTATATTCACGTGCTACTTCAATTAATTTATCTTTATTCACATTAGCACCTTTTTCGATTAGATATTTAAGAATATTTAAATGACCAAACCTAGCCGACAAATAAATAGGCCAATCATCTTCTGTATGAATATTCGACCCGTGTTCAATCAAATACTTAACATTATCATAATTACCATATGTTACTGCATCTGTTAAAGGCCCGTCCCTCATTCGTCTAAAATTAGCACCTTTCTTGCTTAAATAATCCAAAATTTCAGGAGAAGAATGTATAGCAGCATCGTGTACCCATTCATCTGGATTCGCTCCTTTCTCAACTAAAAATTTCACAAAATCAATATCCTTTTCTTTTATTGCTCCTTTTAATAAAAAGTCAATATCATCTATATATTTCTTGATATATTGATAATAAACTTTTGGAGATCTTGTCGCATTCTTAGTATATTTATAACCAATTAGGTCATATATTTTATTTATATAATAAACGGTTTCAATATAAAATCGTTTCCAAGTTTGGTCCTGTTCCTTGAACTTGATGGTGTTTGGGTATTTTCTTTCGATGACTCGTCTGAAAAAACTCTCGTCTCTGAACTGTTTATTAGTTGATAACATAGACAAAATGGTTCTGTCATCCGCGAAATTAGTCAAATATTCATATAAATCCTTCGGGATGTTCATTTAATATTTTATGATAAAATATTAAATCTTTTTTATTCGAAGTGTCCAATTAGCGATGTGACGTCCAATTCGAACTGAGTTCGAATTTATTTTCGGGGGCTCTTAGCCTTGGTGGCAGCCTCTTTCTGCGCACGGTAAACAGCCAGAACATCGGAGACGAGGGCCTGCTCTTGCTCGAGACGATCCTTGGTAGCCTGATCAGCCAGAACTGCAGCCTGTTGAGCATTGAGTTGCTCCTTCTTCACCGTGTTGTCAGCAACAATGGATTGAATGCTGGCATAGCGGAAGCGCTTTGGGTCGAACTTGGGGATGGGCTTGCGAACACCCTGCTTGTCAGCCTTGGCGAACTTCTGAGGAGCGGCCGCCAATCGAGCATAGGTAGCTCCGAAGTATTGATCCATCTGAGGAGTGGAGGTAAGGAACTGCTTGTTAGCGGGATCCTGTTGCATGCCGTTGACGTGAGCATAGATGTTGAACAGAGGAGTCATGATTGCACGAGTAGTGACACCGTTGAAGCCAACTGCCAGCTGAGTGTTGAGAGCGGGGGAGGCGGGATTGCGAGGATCCGAGGGACCAAGATTGGCATTGCGAAAGAACTCACGCATCGCGTCGGAAACGAGGATGGGGTTCTTGAAGCCAGCAGTGGTGCCGGGAGCACGAGTGCGGCGCTTGCGCTTGCCATGCTCAACGTAGTTCTTCTTCAGAGAACGAGTCTCCTTGGCGAGTTGGGAAGCGAGAGATCGAAGCTCCTTGCGGCCCACAGTCTTACCGTTAGGGTATTGAATGCGTTGAGTCTTGGAAAGACCGTAGACGTGAGAGGCGAGTTTCAAAAGATTAGTTTGATGCTTGACGATTAAATCGAGTTTCTCTCCGAAAGCCTTGTCGTCAATATTGTATAGTGCGTGTTTCTCTTCGCGAGTCATCTTACGAGCGGGTGATGATGCCATTTTGGATAGATATGCCATTTGTTTAGGCTTTGATTCAATTTTCTTTTATAACTAATTTTGAGATAAATTTTTTCAAAAATAAAAACATTTTTGATTCTTTCCTGTAATTAGATCATTTTTCTTTCCGTTTGAAACTAATAATTATTAATAATAAAATATTATTAATAATTTAATTGATTGATTAATATTAGTTATACAACGGTTATGAAACTATTAACATTTAAAAACTCAGTTTACAAATAAAATGTCTGAAAGAAATGTTTTAAAACTTGATATTAACGACTTATCAGACTTTCAAAAAGAACTACATTTATCTCGAAATTCAGAAGAAAATGTTAAATCAAGATTTTCATGTCGCATCGATAAATATGCTTGGACAACACATACAAAAGTTAAAATGGTTCATACAACAGAGGATGATGAAGTGACTTATATAGCCAGTAAAAAGTTCGATGCTCTATTTAAATCCGAAATGCATATTCGATTGTTGCCAATTAAAGTTAAAGCGAAATATAAAGGGAAAATACAAATTTGCTTACCTCATAATTTTGGACATAATTTTTGTTATCAAGGAGAATTAAAGGTGGATGATGACCATCAACAAACTTTAGATTCAGTTTGGATGGATATACATTCACAATTTTTTATGAAACAAGGATCTGGATTCAGAGAACACTATAATCGAATGGTCGGAAATATTCCCTGCTTTGAAGAATGGTCTGACGGGATTCCAAATATTCCTTTAATAGTTCCGCAACCTTTTTATTATTCGCGAAATACGCGAACATCACTATTAACATTAAAAAGCTCTATGAATACAGTTACTCATCATTATAAAATCAGAAATAAGATTACGGATATCGTTCGAATGAGATATCTATTTACTCGTGACGACAAAGAAGTCTGGGAAGAGATTCCTTGTAAATTAAAATATCTGGATGTTCCAGGTAAGGCTAAAGTATTTCCAATTCCCGAGTTGTGGGCAAGACATTCCATTATGTCAGACGAAGAAAGAGAATGGTATAAGTTCGATCCTGAAACCGGGGAACCGAAAAAACATATAATTTATACTGAAGATATTGCGATGATCACGAGTAATAATCCGACTTTACTTGGACAATCAGATATAATTCCACTACAGTGCAAGGCGCCATGTAAAGCTTTATTCTGGGTAGCTCAAGACATTAAGGCGACTGAATATAATAATTTTTCCAATTACACCACAAATTTAGAAAATTTAACGAAAGGGTGGAATCCATGTTCATCAATAAGTTTAAAATATGGAACTGATGGATTTGAAAAAATGCCTTCCGAACATTTCGATCTAAGTGAACCATGGGACTTTTTTCCATCGGCTCCCTGCGAACCTGGATATAATGCATATGCATATGGTCACGAATTAACAACGCTGAATGTTGATACAGCGATAGTTCTAGAACCATTAAATGCTTGTTTAAAAATTAAATTAGGAGATACAAATCCTTTTAATGAATATCAGGATGAAAGCGAATCTGAAGATATTATTGAAAATGTGAAAATAAGTAAAAACAAATTTACTATTCATGTAAGAGCTCTGCTATATAAAAAGTTAGAAATAGGTTGGAATGGGGATAAAATGAAATATTTATTACATGAAGACGCGACAAAGAAGAAAGAAAATATTACAGATAATAAAGATGCAAAATAACACAAATACAGAAATAAATACAGAAATAATTAAGGAACGAAATAATGAGATGAAAGAATTATTGATAGAGATGGAAATCCTAAATAGTAGTTGGACATCTGTATCAGAGTTAATACATTTTCAATCCTCTTCTATTGATCAAGCTTCAGAAAATATTGAGAAAGTAGTAAAAGATACCGAGGAAAGTAAGAATAGTTTAGAAAAATCGGTAGGATATGCTCGAGATAGAATAATCATGATTCGAGATATTGCTATTGTAACCGGAGGAGGAGTATTGGGGTTGAGTGGATTTTTGTTAGGGCCTTTCATCGGATTGGGAACCATGGCAGCTGGATTGGCTGGAGGCGGAGCGACAGTGGCGGGATTGCATAATTCAAGCCGAGCTTGAATTTCGTCGCGACACTGGCGTATCGCTCCGAATAATATTTGTTGAATAACAAATATTAAAAGATTTTATTAATTCAAGCTGAGTTGAATTATAATAAACGAACACGATCTAAATCCGCATAGATACATGTTTTGGAAGGACATAAAAGATATTTATCATATACACCTGTATGATCATAGGAGCAGAACCACTCGCCACTCGAATACCAATAATTTCTATCGTTCATATGTACATGACGTTCACCGTTTTCATCATAGAACTTAGTTCGTTCCTTCCAATTCGGAGGACGATTATCTTTGGTAATAAAACTAGATTTTTTATTTTCTTTAATGCATTCTGGACAGAAATTTTTGATTACCGTTCCGTCATTCGTACAACGAACAACGATGCTCATTTTATTTAAAAGTTAAAAAACGATAAAAATATCAGTTTGGGAAAGTATAATCTAGAGTCAGAAGATGCATTTGATCTGAAGGAACGACTAATACATTGTATTCGGAATCACCATTGTAAATATCGATATATACTCCGCTACTCCTCGGCCATGTATCATGGACAAAATCACCAGGATAAATTTTCCCAAAGACCGCTCCTTGATGTAGATAATTATTCATGATCCATGATACTCTATCTTCTATATTAGCCGTTGCGAATGATATTGTTTGAGGCCTGATGATCGGAGATTTGTGTATTATCACAGGTTTTATTATATCGCTTCCACATCTCATTAGCATACTCATTTTATATTTGAAAATTGATATTTTTGATTTATCAAATTTTATGGAAAAATGAACAATACGGTCAAAGCAATTATTTTAGGTATTATATTTCAAATATTTTTTACGCTGATTTTTTATTTTGGAATTTTTCAAAGAAATCAACTAGTATTGGATTGGATCAGTGCTGTTGTATTATCTCTTCCTGTTTCAGCACTATTATCATTCATCTATTTTTTTTTCAATAGAAACCTATCAACGAAGGAATTTATTAATTAACGATAATCTAGTTTAATATTTATCATGATGATAAATATTATTTAAGTAGTTCTTGAACTCTTTTAAGTTTCAAATCGTCGGTATTATATAATAATTTTGTGTAATCATACGCTCTTTTACCTTTATTATCTTCCAATGATTTATCTGCTCCGTAATCTAATAAAAGTTTAATAGTATCCTCATATAGACCTTTAGCAGCCACCATTAATACCGTTTCCCCATTATCGTTCTGATTGTTTGGATTCGCTTTGGCATCTAATAATAATTTGATGACCTCGGGTGAAAAATTGATAACATATGCCATCAGAGGAGCGGACCCGTAATAATTCCGATGATTTACGTTTATTCCCTTATCTATCAATAATTTAACAGTTTTAAAATAATCATCTTTCCTGGCCACAAGTCTTCCGTAGGTAGATGCCATAGCCATTAAAACGTTGTTTTCAACAGAAAAATGTGAATCATTTATATCAGCTCCAAGATGAAGAGCAATTAAAATATAGTCTGTTCGCCCCTCTAAGCCTCCTTTGTATAATATATCTATACTCTGTTTTGTAATAATTTTTCTTAAATCTTTGATATAATACTCCGACCATGTTCTGTCTCCTTTATTATCTTTTAGGATTTCAATCGGAATATATGGAAATTTAATTAAAATCCGATTTAACCAAAACATCTGATCGTCACATATTTTCGAAGCCTGTTTATTTATTCGACAATAATTTACTAAATCCTTGTCACTTAACATGTTCAAAGTTTTATATTCCAAATCTTTAACCTGCGTTAGCATTTTATTTATTTATTATAAAAATAATTCCTATCAATAACACAAATATAATAAAAAATATTAACCACGAACTAGAACTACTTTGAACATATCGATGTTTAATATTTCGTACATTCATAACATTCGAATATAATTCTGTGTATTTTACAGTATTATTATCTGAATAACCTATTAAATGAACATTTTCAACTCCCATTTTCTTCAATTCTTCTTTTTCATCTTGATTGAATCCTTCAAAATCTTTTATATTATCAGCTTCCACAAATAAATATGAGTCTTTTAACGATTTCGATTCCTTCAGTAAAGTAAATTCATAACCTTGATCGACTTTATCAGCAAAAATAACTGCTTTATCACAAAAACTCCAACCTTCATCACCTCTAGGTTTTGGAATAGATCCAGCGCAAGCAGCTGAACAACCTTCTCCGCTTTCGACTGTATTATTTAAACACCCGGCAAAATAATTTCCGACAGTACCAGGTATTATTTTCTCTAAATTCGAAAAATGTTTTCTGACCTTTTCATAAAAATGGTTATAATAACTTGTACCATATAATAACTCGACATAAGATACCATTAAATTGAAATCGTCTCGATCCACGCCGTCAAGGTTTTTGATTTTAACATCGGATAATAATCTAAATTTATAACATAATTTATCAAAATGACCTATATCTACTCTAAATACCTTATTTCCACCCTTAGTTACAATTTCTTCGAAATTCTCATTTGACGTTTGATAGTTAAATGATTGATAAGGATGGTAAGGTTGAGAAGAAGTTTGAGTGTTCATTTTACTTTAAATATATTTTTGTATTTAAAGTAAAATGAACACTCAAACCTTGACAAGCATTATTTTGAATAGAATGTCTATTGAAGAACTATACAAACTGTATTCACAAAAAGCAATTATCGATATAGAACGAGAGATTGAAAGACGGTTATATCTTTCTGATTTACCAACAATTAACTTTTTATTTAATAACAGATATTCCATCGATAGTTGGTTAAAATCTGTTTATATAAGACAGGGTATTTCAAACGCGTTATTCAATATTCCTTGGAAAATCGGCGTTATTTATAATTATACTGATGAATCGTATCAAGTTAATAATATTTCTGTTATATTAGGTGATGAAAATTATAAAACTAAAAAAGGAAAAAGATTTATTTCAACGTGGTTGGAATCTAATAAATCGAGGCTAGTTTTGAGAGAAGTTACTTCCTTAAATCATAACGTTATAAATCCAAACACTACATTAAGAATTACTGACCCCAATCTAGATAATGCGATTCGACAAGCTCTAATGAATAACGATATGATTACATTGACTGTATGCATGTTTATTGCTCCGCCTGGAACATCTTTTCGAACCTACGATGAAACTTTACCAGCTGGAGAAGCTAAAGCAATGTATCCTTGTCATATTTCAGCTGAAGGTTTCGATCATGCATTGATAAATTTACCACCAGGACCTATTAATGCATTAGATTATGTTGTCAATATAACTAAATCCGAAAAGTATTCAAAACTAAGAGATTTATATTTTCTTACTTTGAAATAAATAAATGGATATTTGGGAAGCCGCCGCTAACGGAAATATAGAAACTATTAAAGAATTATTAAATGAAGGAGTAGATGTAAATATAAAAAATATTGACGGGTCGACACCGTTAATGTATGCAAGTAGATATAGCAATTCTTCTAGTTCTTTAGATACAGTTAATTTTTTATTGAATCACGGTGCCGATCCTAATCTTCAAAACGATAGTGGCGTAACATCTCTTATGATGAGTAGTAGACATGTTAACGATGGGGACAGTTCATTAGATACAATTAAAATGTTACTTGATAACGGAGCTGATCCTAATCTTGGAAGTAAAACTGGCTATACAGCCCTAATGTACTCCGCAATCTCGGGAAGTTCAGATGCGATTAAACTTTTACTAGATCGAGGGGCTAATATTGATATGAAAACTAGTGGCGGTATGACGGCTCTAATGTTTGCTATTCGAAACAGTAACACCACTAGTTCTCTTGATGTTATTATATTATTACTTGAAAGAGGAGCTAACCCTTTTGAAAAAGTTATATGTCCAACCAAAGAATGTTACGATATAATCGATGAAGCTAGATGGGTCAGATTATCGAAAAGAGATAAACAATTAGCCGAAAAATATAATCGTGAAATTCCTATCACGAAGGATGTTTGGTTATTAATCATGAGACATAAGAGACAACAGCAGTTATGTTCAAATTTAAAATCAGACGGTAATAAAGAAATTTTAAAATATTTTGCACTAGAACTTGAAATACCTCTAGAAGACATTCAGAATCTATCTAAAGGTCAGTTGTGCGGTTTGATATCAAGACAAATAACATTCAGAAATTATGGTAAAATTCAATCAGAGAAAGAAAAGGATAGAATAAAATTATTAGAAGTTGCAAGAAGATATGGTATTGATATTAATAACCCAATAAATAAAATATTGAATGATTTAGCGAAAATCTTTTAAATTTGAATAAGGTTACTATTCACAAACACAATTTTTGTATTAAATACAATTTTTATTTACTATATTATATCATAAATAAATCTATTAAATTTATCTTTTTCGGAATATTTTTAATTTATTAATATTTTAGTAACTGATAAAATCCCTTTCAGTTAAAAGTTTTAAATAATAAATATTTTACTATATTTATTATTCGCTAAAATTATAATAACGGTAACATCGCTGCATATTGATCCTTTCCATACGATAATAATTGTAGATACTGTGTCGAGTCTCCTGCATGATTTTCGATCACCACGGGAGACAAAGCGGGTGATATTCCATAAACTACAAATATCGGAACATTATTAACATCTTTGAATGAATCTGATGAATGTCCAGTATTTATTTTATTTACATACCAATTATAAGCAACATTAATTGCTCTTAACTTGTCCCCTCCAACTACATTTTGAATCATATAAATATTCCCAGTCGGTGCGTTATATAAATATGGTTCGATTCGAAGTCCATTGCTGATATTTAATTCATTTTCAATGATAATATTTTTGAATGATAATTTATCTAACGAATTTAACCATGTTCTCATATCCGCTTCGCCGATAAATACGGCAGTTCTTCTAGAATGAATAAAATCTTCTTCAGTGATATCTGAATAATGAATAACAGTCGGAATTTTTGCATCTCTTGGTTTTCTTTCTTTGTTATATTTCTCCAAATGATAGAGAATTCCATCGAAGAATTTCTGGTTGTATAGGAACACTTTATCGCCTTGAATGAGTGTAGGAGCTATTTCTTTCATCGCTTTAATACCTTCCTCAACAGTTGTTACTAAAGGAAATTTCAATCCTAATCCAGAAAAATTATATATCTTTGAAGAATCAACTCCTATTGAATTTCCAGCTACAATATATTGATTAGCAAATTCTGTAATATTTAGCTTCGATAATAAAAATAGCCAAATTACGATTTGTGTAATGATATCCAAATCTCGCTTAAGTTTTCTTAATCTTTGAACCACTTCGGCGCCTTCTCCGACTAAAGGATTGGAAGGTCCTACTATTAAATTCTGATATTTGTCTGTCGTATTAACTGGCACGTATAACCCAAACTCTAGATCTAATATCTGATACCATACTCCATCCACTTTACCTCCAGATTTAGTGACTGCCTTTGGTTCGCCAAATATACTAACTGGTAAATCAATATCTACTCTCGTCACAGTTCCAGTTGGTAAATTTTCTGGCTGAGTAGAGGGAATAATTACAGTAATTTCACCCTGAGGGGTAGGGAATATGAATCCTTGTACTTTTCCATATCCGTCAATAATTTGTTTATTAGGAAGTTTATTTAACAAATAGAAATAGTTCACTCTAGAATATATATTCTCTCTGGCTACAATGCTTCTTTCTTGTACTAATTCCCATGTGACCGTTCTATTTAATTTGACCAATGCATTATGTAACAACGAGTCCATATCACCTCCAAAACTTCCAATATTTCTATTATTCGTCTCGTCTCGATCGATGATTAATTCACATTGAGGATATTTAAGCGAATCCGACTCAGATCCCAATGTTCTAAAAATAAGAACTGATCTTTTCTCTGGACGAGGAGATCTAGCATGAAATAATTTAAACCGAGGCATGGCAAATGAGCCCAACGAATTTGGATCGTCTCTATTTGGAGGTTGAAATATATATAAATTTATGTTATATGCGTTTTCGATAGCTCGATAAAACAAATTAGGATCTAGAAACTGGCCTTGATCAGATAGTTGCTCCAAAATTTCAGACTCCGAAAAATCATACATTTCTTGTTTGATCAAATTAGGTAATGTTTGTGCAACAATCGTTCTTCTCAAATTTCCAACGTACACTTCTTTTTGTTCCATATTTAACGAATAATAAGTCGGATCTTGTAAGGCTACAGACAAACAATGAAGTAACGAGTTAACAGATTGTGGAACCCCCATTCGTACCATATCAACAGCTTTGTCCGAATATTTCATTAATAAATCAGTGATATTCTTGGGTAAATAACCATATCTTCCTGGATCTAATATTTTATCGGTTTTAATTTTATGAGTATCTTTCAGCCCAATAGTCGATTCTGATTTTTTAGGTTTCCCTCTAAAACATTCGTTATAATTCGAATTTGAGGTCGGGTCCATTTGGTCATCCTTAAAACAACAAGGAACACAAGGATATGTATCTTTATTTTCAAGGTCTTTATTCATCTTTACTCCTGGAAAAGGCGCCGAATCGTTCGGACAGACAAAATTCCATTTTGGATTGTCCGGAGGAAAAGACATGACTTGTCTCTTTCTTAAAACATCCTTATACATAAAAGTATTATCTTGCCATGCTTGAATCTCATCGGGCGAAATTGCTATAGGTTGAAATACACATTGACATTTTCTAGCATATCCATGAACGAATAAATCTGGAGCCACCTCTTTAAGCCTTTCGATCTTGGAATCGCCGGCTCCTTTCTTCCCGGTCGGTTGTTTAACAGTGATTCTTATCTCTCGTTCAGACGTTTGAGTTAACTCTGGGATAAATCCGGAGAACAATCTCTCGATGTTAGCTTTTTCAGTTTTGTAATATTGCATTAATCGAGAAAAAATCTTAACGAATTGATTGGCGGCGTCCAAAGATTCAGCTTGTGTTATCTTAGCACGTATATATGGTAATCCATGCGTTAATCTGAATTTTGTCGGTTCCCCGTTGAAAACTGCTGTAACTATTTCACCTCCGGAAGCTCGATTTTGAGTGATGGATACGGTGACGGAGGAAGGATTAACAATATATCCTTCTGCCACTTTTTCCTCCTCTTCGACAAAACCTCGAAAAGACTTGTAATAAATTTTTAACTGTTTCTTTTCGGCATAAGGCGTATTAGTTTCTTTAACGAACAAGTACGAATTCATTAATTCAGTATTGATAATCATATCAACTAAATAAATATCATTAATGTCCAAATCAAACATGAAAAATTCACCACTGATACCAGTTTCAGTGACATCCTTAATCGATAGAGGAAACGCTTGCCCCATCTTCTTAATTATCGTCGCTTGATTGATATCTTCCTCATTAGGTGTTTTGATAGTCAGTAAATTTTTTGGTATATTGTAAAAACCTTTCAAATAGGATTCTTTAATAGCATTATTAACGTCACCCTTTCCACTCCAAACTGTAAAATAAAGAGAATTATCTTTGTTCGATTGACTACTTGGAGGGATGATGATTTTGAAGTTTGGCATTTCTTCGTCTGTGCGTCCTCTATAAAGTTTGAATAATTCCGTTTTCGCCCCTGATGAGCCATTGTATCTAATAAAAGGAACATCATACGAAGGAACGGATTGATTGAATATAATTAAACCATCGTCAGTAGTTGGCGAGACACCGGATTTGAGAGTTGGTGCTGCTTTGATCGTTACTTGATCTACTTTGATTGGAGAATAAAGAACCTCTGAATATTTTCCTAGTTCTTCGTGAATTATATCCAGATTTTCTAGATTTAACATATCGTTTTCTAGGTCTTTTCCGACATGATTTCTCCAATCGGATAGCATCAGTGATAATTCAGTTAAATCTTGGACAGGTTCTAATCCTTTTTGTTGATACAATAGATTAATCTCTGAGAGCAGAGAAGAGTCTTGTTGTTTAGCTAGAAAATAGATCATAACTATATCTTCTGTTTCTAGATAATCCGATAGCTCTTTTTCAATTTGATCAAGTGTGGCTCCTGATTGAGTAAGTGTTTGAATTTCTTGAACGCTATTCAAGTAAATGGTCTCTTCTTTATCACCTTTAATCTTACTTTTAATAATGATCAATCTAATCGGGATTTGAAAATATCTTGCCCATTTATGTAAAATAGATATTTCATTATCAAAAGGGGTTATATTAATTTCACTCATTAGTTATTTTTAATATTAAAATAAAAATGATTAGTAATTATTTACTAATTTTTGAAGTAAAATGACGTCAGGATTAAGAAATGCCATTGATTGTTTATTAACATCTGATTCCTGCCAAGTTTCTGAACCATCTGTAAAATTAACTGAATGTTCGCCGGATATCGGAGTTGTCATGGATGGTCAAGGAGGAATTTGTACAAAATGCGGAATAGTTTTTAAAAGTAAAACATCCTTAACCAACCATCTATTAAAATGTGTAATTGGATACAGCTCTGACTCTTTTGAGAAAAACAACAGTAATGAAAAAGATGATAGTTCCGGTGATGGACCCGATCCTGAATCTGAATGTTGTAAGTCTTCGGGATCGGGATCAGACGGTGAACAAAAATCAGCGCCTAGATTAATTATCATGAAAAAGTGATTATTAATTTATTGTTTTAGAATGATATAAAATGAGTCTACTATTCTGTAAACGCTTAACAGAGGATGCTAAATTACCAACAAAGGCTTATTCGGGAGATGCTGGTTGGGATCTTTACACAGTTCAAGATGTTACAATTCTTGGAGGTTGTGATGTTTTGATTGGAACTGGATGTAGTTTTGAGATTCCAGAAGGGTATTACGGACGAATTGCTGATCGAAGCAGTTTAGCCATGAAAGGATTACATGTCCTGGCGGGAGTCGTCGATTCTTCCTACAGGGGAGAAGTCAAGGTTTTATTACATAATTTACGAGGTACTGATTTTTCTTTTAAGAAAGGAGAGAAGATTGCCCAAATGATTATTGAGAAAATTAACACAGGAGATCTAGTTGAAGTAAGCGAACTCGACAAGACCGAAAGGAACGAAGGAGGTTTTGGATCATCCGGTAAGTAAACCGTAATAAAATTCTAATTTCATTTTATAATTTCATTATAAAATGCACTGTAACAAAGAAATAAATCAAGAAATTAACAAAGAATTAGCTCTTAAAATATTAACAGAAAAGAAAGCTTTTGTATTTTGCGGCGGAGGAGTTCTAGGAATAGCTCATGTTGGAGCCCTGGTTAGATTGTATGAACTGGGCGGACTTCGAAATATTAAATTTGTTACTGGATCCTCCGTAGGTTCAATTATAGCTTTATCCCTAGCGTGTGGAGCTAGTATTGAATATATAAAATCTAAAATGTTTTCTTTGAATTTTAACGAATTTAAGGATGGCGATAATTATATTTCTATGTTTTTTCGTTTTCTGTTTAAATATGGTCTTTATAAGGGTGATAAATTAGAAAACTCTATTCAAGAAATAGTTAATGAATTAACAGGAAATCCTAAAACTACATTTAGCGAGAATTATAATAAAACTAAAATAGAATTAATCATACCATATTTATCTGTAGTACAACAAAAAATGATATATGATGATCACATCTCTAATCCTGATTTGCCTATCGGGAAAGCTTCTAAATGGAGTTCGACGATTCCCGCCTTTTTTAAAGCTGAAAAAGTATATAAAAACTGTAAATTACAAGATGCTTTTGTCGATGCGGGTACTATAGATAACTATCCTTTACATCTTGCTCGAGAACACGAATATCAATCTCGAGAGATCATAGGGTTTAATTTTTATTCATCCTCAGATTCCATATCGAATGAAAATAATATAAATAACATTAAGGATTTTTCAACAACTCTAATTAATATACTTCGCGAACAAGCGCTAAGGTATCACGTGAAAAGTGAAGATTGGAAAATAACATGTAAAATAGACATAGGAAAATATAAAAGTACCGATTTCAACCTGACAGAGGAAGATAAGTTATTTTTATTTAATGCTGGTAAACAAGCAATGGATAATTATTTGACAGAGATCGAAGAATTATTAAATAATTATAATTTATAGAATAAAATAAAAATCATGGCTGGTTATCCTGGAAGTTATGGAGAATATGAAACCCTTGTATCTGAAGTATCTGGACATGATATGTTTGTCTATCCGAATTATGAACTTATTAGTGTGATCGGATCTGGATTTTTCGGAAGGGTCTGGAAAGCTAGAAGATTATCCGATAATAAAATCATTGCTTTAAAAACGGTTACGGTTCAAGATGAGAAAATGTTTCTAGATTTGCAAAGAGAAGTCGATATTTTAATCAAGATTTCATCTCCTATGTGCCAACCTTTTCTAGTTTGTTTTAATGGTTCTTCTTACATTCAAGATAAAAATACGTTTCTGATCGATATGGACTTGGTAGAAGGTCGAACGTTAATCAATTATATAAAATCTCAACCGGAAGATAAAAAATATAGATATTTATTGTTAATTATGAAAGATATCGTCAAAGCGATCAAATATTTACATGATAATGGGATTCTTCATAATGATATTAAACCGGATAATATCATCATTGATAAAAATCTAACACCGGTTTTGGTCGATTTCGGTGTAGCATGTACTAATTTATCTTATTGCACATTTAAAGAAGAAACATTAGAATGTTGTAGAGAGATATCTGGTCCAAATATGTATATTTCTCCTGAAACATTAAAGTCAAAAGCTTATTATAAACAAAGTGATGTTTGGTCTCTAGGTCTTACTTTTTATGTAGCAGCCAGTGGTATATATCCGTTTGTAAATAATCTTGGCGTAAAAGAATTATTTGATAGTATTTATAGAGATAATCCTGCTCCGTTAGTGACCGGTAATGTAATTTTAGACGATATTGTAAATCGCTCATTAATTAAAAATATGAAAGAAAGAATAACGCTAAATGAGATAATTGATATTCTTAACAAATATCAATAACTACAGTAATCATAATAAATATTAATAAGAATAATATCTATTATTCTTCAACATTATAATCGTTTAAAACATCTGATAATAGGTTTTGATAAGCATCTTCATCAGATTCATGGACTATTTCCATTGTATCTAGAATTATATAAATTTCCTGAGTATTGTAATCGACATCGTCAAAATATTCCGGTCTAATAAATTTGGCAATTTGAGTAATATTATTACCATCAATTGTAATATCATAATACCCGAAAACCCATAACTGCTGAAAGAAATCGGTGATGGCATTATATATTTGAGTTTTCATTTCTTTTTTCGATAAACCTTCTAGAACTATCGATCCGCTAAGAAAAATATTTTTTTCAGTTGGTTCTTTCTCGGTATCTTCGCTTTCAGTTGCTTCTTTCTCGGTATCTTCATTTTCATTATCATCACTAGACATAAAATCAATTCTAGTGGCAATTTCTATCTCTACAAGTTTAGAAATGTTTTTATATGCTTCTTTGTAATTATTTCCGTAATCAATATAATTCTTATCGGGGTAATCTTTTTTAAATTTTCTCTCCCAAAATATCGGATTTTCACATACATATCTATTCATATCTTTATTAGTTCGACATAGATTTAAAATACTCGGAGCGTCCATTTCTAACGCCATCAGTATGACTATATCTCGATAAGGTTTCATTCTTTTCTTTTATATAAAAAATGATTTTAAAATAACAAAAGTGATTTGAAACTTTTGTTAATTATTGGAATAAAAACGATGGATAAAAAATCTCGGAAAAGATCATCCAATAAACATGTAACAAGAACCGAAATTCCAAAGGAATTAGAAGGTCTCGAGGTAAATGGAGAGTATATTCATATTGATGAAAACTTACTAAAAAGGTTAAAACCGGTAGATGAAAAACCGGTAGATGAAAAACCGGTAGATCCACTTGTTAACTTGCAAAAACTATTTACGGAATGTCCAGAATATGTTAATTTATTGACAGAGTCTAAACCTATTACGCACGAATTTATTACGTCCGTCTCCGAACAGGTCAATAAGAATCTACAAGCTGTTAAAATGGCTGAAATGATAGCCAATCTTCCTTTAGATTTTCTAGCTCTTCAAAGATCGGATTTAAAAACGCGTAATTTCGAATATAGATATAAACCTCCAGTCCAACCTCGCGTTACCAATCAATACCATTCTGGTCGCTGTTGGTTATTTGCATCTTTGAATGCTCTTCGATATCCAATGCAATTAAAATTTGGGCTTGATTACAGATTTGAATTCTCAGCAGCTTATTTGTTCTTTTGGGATAAGATCGAAAGATCTAACGTCTTTTTAGAAGGAGTCTGGGCTCTCCGTAATAAGCCTTTAGATGACAGATACTTACAAACTGTATTTACCGATCCTAAAAGTCATATAATGTGTGATGGTGGATATTGGATTTATTTTAAAAATTTAGTTCAGAAATACGGTCTGGTTCCGAAAACAGTTTATGAGGATAGCTACAATTGTATGGTGTCTGATTATATGAACGATGCTCTTATTGCTATCCTTAATCAAATGTGTCTGGAAATTCGATCTAATAAAGATGTATCGAGAAAGGAATTTGAAAATCAAAAGAAGAAATACTTACAAACAATTTATGATTTGGTTGTAAAATTTATGGGAGAACCACCTAAGAAATTTAATTGGCAATATAAAGATTCAGCTGAAAATTATAATGAAATTAACGATTTAACTCCAGAAAAATTCTTTCGCGTCCATGTTCCGCATAATTTCGAATCTAAAATGACTTTTATTCACGATCCTCGATATCCGGAAAACTATTATAAACCTTATTATGTCGAATACGCCACTAATATGGTTGGAGCTGATCCCGCGATCTTTATTAATTTACCGTTAAATGCCTTTAAAAGAGCGATTGCTGAAAGTTTGATAGCCGGTGAACCTGTGTGGTATGCATGCGATGTAACGGCCTGTTTGGATTTTGAGGATGGTACTATGTCCACTGAAAGATTTAATTATAAATCTGTATTAGGAACAGAAACTCGCAACTCTAAAGCAGACATGATGTGGATGAAAACAAGTGTTCCGTCCCATGCTATGGTGATCAATGGAGTGGATATGAATGAACCGCGAGATGGTACCGTAGTTACATATACCAAGTTCCGTGTCGAAAATTCATGGGGTGTAAACTGTGAAATGGATTGGCATCCAGATAACGGATGTTGGCAGATGAGCGACGAATGGTTCGATCAGTATGTATTCATGGCTACGATTGATCTGAAATATTTTCCAGAAGAAGAGTTGCAAAAGATTATGAATGGATCTAAAGAAAAATTTGTAGTCAGACCATGGGATGTATTCGGGACAGTAGCCACACATGCTGGATGTTCTAGCTGTCATCATAAAGTCCCATTAAGAAAACATTTAGTAAGTAAATAATCAAATTATTTTTGTTGAACAAAAATAATTTACACAATTCGACGTAAAATATCTTTACATATATCGTGTAATGAAAATTTTGCCGTCCAACCCAATAATCGTTTAGCTTTTGAACAATTAGCAACCGATACAGCAGCATCACCATCTCTTCTTGGCATAATTTTATACTCGAAATTCTCATTTAACTTTTTGAATTCCTTCGCAACTTCAAGTGTAGAAAACCCGGCCCCGGTCCCAACATTGATAGCTTCACACATTCCATGTTCTTGTCCCTTTATAAAATCCAACGCAAAAATGTGTGCATTTACCAAATCATCTATATGAATATAATCTCTTATACAGGACCCATCCGGAGTATCATAATCGTTACCGTATATTGAAAGAAATGGTGATTCATGTTTAAGCACTTTTTCGACTGATGTAAATAACCCAGTGTCTCCCTGAGTAACATCTAAATGGCAGACGGCTGGATTGAAATATCTTAATGAAATAATTCTCCAATTATTATCGGATTTAAATATATCCTCTAAAATTTTCTCTCCAATTAATTTAGTATTACCATAAGGTGTTGTAGGAAATGAAATATCATTCTCATCGAAAATATTCTTAGATGAATTTCCTGAATACACAGTAGCTGATGATGAAAATATTAAATTTTTAATGTTTAGTTTCGACATTACTTTCAATAAATTTATGATAGAGTTTATATTGTTTTCATAATATAACAGCGGATCTTGTATAGATTCCGGGACCGATTTCATAGCGGCACAATGAATAACACCAATAATTTTATACCAACTAAATCGCCCAACCATAATACTAATATCTGAATGAAATGACAAATCATATCTAGTTATTACGATTCTTTCGTTTTTTATATACTTTCTCCAAAGCTCAAATAAAGACGGGTTTGTTTTAGTATCAACGATGATAATATTTTTTCCATCTTCTAATAATTTATTTGCGATATGACTACCTATATATCCCATACCTCCAGTTATTAAAACATATTCCATTTTTTATTTTCATAAATAATTAGTTATTGGATCAATTCGACCGAGAATCGAATTGATGATTATGTTAATAGCTGTTACGTTTGTTCTACCGCGAGGAATAATTAAATCGGCATATTTCTTTGTCGGTTCAATAAATTGATCGTGACACGGAATTACAGTATTTTCGCACTGTTTTAATACACTCTCTAACGATCTACCTCTTTCTTGAATGTCCCTTTTTATTCTACGAATTAATCTTATATCCGATGGAGTATCTACAAAGATTTTAATATCAAATAGTTGTCTGACTGAATCATCGTACAAAGCTAAAATACCTTCAAAAATAACACAATCTTTAATCTCGATCCTCAGAGTACTAACTCTTTTATGACTACAAAAACAATAGTCAGGAATCTCAATTATTTTATCACCCCTCTTAATTTGATTTAATGTATGAATAATTAAAGGAATATCGAAACTGTGAGGATGGTCATAATTCCTATCCTTAATATCGTCAAGGTAAAAATTATCCATCGATAAAATAGTCACGTCCTGTTTTAGTTTTTCTTGAATCATTTTACACGTTGATGTCTTTCCAGATGATGTTCCTCCAGCAATACCAATTAAATAAACCATTTTAAATTTTATTTTAACAACTTAAAATGGATCAATCTTTTCCAAATGTTTGTAAAGCAGAGAATTGTTATCATTATAGAGTATGGAAAATAGGTAATGCTCAATATTTCTGTAAAAAGCATCATTATCTAGGAAATATTTATACAAAAATCGAATTGTTAACCTTCGACAAAGTTCCGTTAGTTCCGATCATCGGTTAATTCGAAAAAGAAATTGATATTTATCTTAAATTTCATTTATAATTAAAAAGTATACCCTCTATGATTTCTAACCCTCTATCTGATAATATAATAAAAAAATATGAACCGGGGGACTTTATCGAATTTAATTATTTTACGGATGATAACGATATAATAACACTAAAAGGGAAAATTTTATCTATTTATGATGAGACAATAAAAGTTAGGACATTCAATAACGAATGTGTAATTCCATTTTCTATGGTTACAAAGCACTATTCTAAAACATCTATTAACAACTTATCTGTCAGATTATTGTTAAAGGATATTTGGAAAAACCTTATTTTTAGAGAGGTTAAAACAGTCAAGACTAAAGATCCGTATATGGCAACCTATCAATATTTAAACAAATGTAACTTTGTGAGAACGGAAAAATTCAGATCTTTAGCCGAAGCTCAACAAGTCGTTCCATATGAATATAATCGAAATATTCAAGTACATTATCGAGATTATTTTGGATTTACTACCGATCGAACTATTAGAAATAATGATATTCATTATAATCAAGAAATTTTCTTTTCGAAGAAGTGTTACGGAGAACTAAATTTATTCGGAGAGACTATTACAGGAGAGTTTGCGTACCGACGAGGATTTAAAAACGTTCCACCTCGCACTAAACAATATATATGCGGATTGGTAGAACACGGAGAAAAAGGGTTATTTTATAGAAAATGGTTTATTTGTTCTAAAGAATTTTTGACTTTATGGACGATGATATGTGAACCGGATCATTACTCCTTGAAGAATAGATTGGATGGAAAATATGTAACTAAATCATTAGAAGAAATTTTGGAAGAAGTGGATGGGCACCATTATTTATCTAACGGGGAGGGTTATCAGGACGAGGATAATGATTATAGAGTTTACAATGTAGAAAATGTAATTTTATATGAACCCGACATATATCAAAAAATCATTTTATCTATATTTAATCCTACATCTTTGAATGATGGATTATATGATTATGGGGAAAAAATTAAAAATGATCTAGTCTGGATGAAGTAATTTTAAAAAAAAAAAAAAAAATAATTACAATAGAAAAATGGGGTGCAAAGATAGGCCTTCGATCGTTGGATCTCACGGATTCAATTTCACGTTATTCACAAATGTTCCAGAAAGAAGGACAGATGCTTATGGAGTATTCACGTTTCATGAAGACCGCACTTTCATTTTTCACGCATCTGAATTCCTAACTCAATCAGTTGGAGGAAGTGTCGGAGCCTACAACACGGTATTAGTAGGAGTTTGGAAACAAACATCTGGTCATAAGTACAAGGCCAAAGGAGAATTTGTACAGTTAATGCGCGACCCAAACAATCTCGCTGCGGCTGCCGTTCCAATGTATCGCTGGAAAGTTAAATTGGCACTGAAAATGAATCATGATGGAGTAGAAGGTTCGTTCGAGGGTGTCGCAACTCCTCATCCGGTAAATGATCTTACTTTGACGTTACCCGCTCCGGCTCCATTTACGGGTCTTGTTTTGGAACTTACAGGTGTAAATCGAAAACTAACCGCTTGTTAATTCTAAATACTGAAATATTTTTTGTAATGACAAATATTTGACATAAATGAAAATACTGCAAAGAAATGAAATTGATTTTTAATTTGAATTATAACTATAATCTACAGTCTTGTAGACTCGAATAGTCTATGGTATAAAAATGACCATAGACTAGGGATGTGACGGTAGCATGCTGTTCTTATAAAGCAGTCGATTGGGTTCGACTCCCAGCTAGTCTATTTATAACATATTTTATGTTATAATTATTTAGGTTGAAGGGTTCATAAAACGATTTAAATTTTTGGAAGAATATTGACTAGAAACTAATTCGTTTTTATTGAGAAAAAATGGGTTATACTTATGAATATGTAAAAGATTTCATAAGGAGTAAAGGAGATAAATTGTTATCTACACAGTATATCAATTATACTGAATTATTAGATATTAAATGCGGGAAATGTAAAGAAAAATATAAACTAAGCTTTAAACAATATCAAAAGTAAATTAACGGGGAGGTCGTGGGTTCAATTCCCGCCAAGACTATTTATAACATATTTATGTTATAATTATTCATATCATTTTAATTTTGTATTGTGCGTTTTACAATTTGATTATATAATTTCAAGGTAAAAAATGAAATTATATTTTATAACTTAATGTTTTTAAAAATTTTATGTATTACCCAGAAATCTCACCTGATGTCAAAACCAATCTTAACATCAGAGGATTTCATGAGTTGTTACCAAATCCTAAAACGGATTATTTTAGAACAGATTTCCCGACAGATGGTAGATGTGGTTTGACTGAAATTAATTCACAAAATATGACCTTTCATCAAGATAAAAACGATCTACCCTCTCTAATAATAGGAATATCTCTCTATAATGAAGAACCGGAAGAACTTAGAAGAGTTTTAGTTTCTATTGCCGATCAAGTAGCCGAAATGAAAGAATTGGTTAGTTGTAATGTAGTTTTGGTTAGCGATGGATATTCCCAAATGAATCCTCGAACAAGAATGTATTTGAGCTCGCTATTCTGCAATAATAGAACCGATGAAAGTGTTTTTGGAGCTCTTTGTCATTCCCTTGATAAATATTGTAAAGAAAAAGCTTTAGCTGACGAAGATGAGAGAATCAATACTCCCGTTGAAACACGAAAGACTCAACCTCAACCGTTAACTTATGTTGTTCAAAGAGTTAAAAACGGTTATAGACAAAATATTAGAATCAGGGGAGCTAAAGATTGTAATGACAATAGATTTTTAAAAGCTACCTTAATTCTAAAATCTCTGAATAGGCGAAAACACAATTCTCAAAGTTGGATGTTCAATTTCGCAGAAAATGTTCAAACTAAATATCCAGAACAGAAACTATTATTTCTCACCGACTGCGGAACACTTTTCGAAAAAGGGTGCCTTGTAAGATTAGTAGCATATATGAAAGAACACGAGTTATGTGTAGGGTGTACTGGAAGACAGAGAGTTATGACTTCGGAAGAACAAGACTGTGGGGACGAAGGTATAATTGAAAAATTTTTCAGATTGGTGCAAATGGCAGATTACGAAGGATCTTATGCTACTTACACAGGTGCTTTTTCATTGATCGGTTGTTTACCTGTTTTACCTGGTCCTTGTGTAATGATTCGTTTTAAAGCCTTGCATATTCTAAGAAGTTTTAGTGTGAAAGATCCTCTAGAAGATGTTATTTTAGGTAAATCTTTTAATATAGATTCAGACGAACCGTTATTAGAACCTTGCGATGCTTCTTCCAATCCTTCAGATCCTTCAGATCCTACCGATTCTTCTGAATCTTATGATGTAGACTCTAATTATATAAATATTCCTTTGTCTGAAGTGATTCCTACACGAGAAACCCCGTTAGAACATTTCGATAAAATAGTGGGAACAGGACCTGGCGAAACTTCCATGACGATAGAAAATGTTAAATTAGCAGAAGACAGAATTCCTTCATATGCGTTAGTATCGCATGGAATTAAAGGATCTTACACTACGTGGGTAGATGGAGCAGTTTTTAAATTTCAAGCGGAAACTTCTTTTGAATCTTTTGTCAAACAACGAAGAAGATGGTTAAACGGAGCAATGTTTTGTTATGTTTGGACCGTATTCATTAATCCTAGCCTATTTTTAAAATCGTCTCATAATATATTTCGTAGATACATTATATGGTTTCTTTTTTTAGTTCAATTGCTAACATATTTTCTAGCTTCTATTTCTCCCTCTATTTTCGCGTCTGGGTTATATTTAGGTTTAATTTCTCTTTTCGGAAACGATAACCAAGTTTCAGCAATAATTACTACTTCGATATTTAGCTTGTACACGTATGCGTTTATCTGGGTTCATCGTTATAGACCTTTTGTTAAACCTTTGTTTTATCTGATGGCTTTCATTAATATGTTTGCTATGATTTTTATCGTAGCTGGTTTTATAAGACAATCTTCAGCCTGGGCTTTTTCTCCTACCGGGGTCAACAGAATCATTATTCAATGGAGTACTATTTTCATTATGGCGGCTCCTTTTGCAATGTCTTTAATCGCTCTGGATCTTAAATCTTTCGTATTACTATTAAAATCTTGCATACCTTATTGGTTATTTTTACCTACTATGATAGGATCATTTATGATGTATTCTATCGCTAGAGTCTTTGATGTAAGTTGGGGTAATAGAGCTGGAGAAGTAGGATCTAACTTTAAAAGTGCTACTCAAAAGCAAATATCTGATTTAGCTGACGATTTCTCAAGCAATTCTTTAATCGGTCTTATTTTTATGACAATATTAAATATAGTTGTCGAAATAGTAGTAATTTATTTTGGAGTCAACAGTTGGTTTATAGTCGGTTCTCTAGCTGTTATTTTTTCAACTACCATATTGCAAATATTCATTTCACTATTATATTTTCTGGCAAAACATATATCTGGTACTACTTTTTGGCAGAAATGTTCTTGCTGTCTTTGCTGTGGAAGACGAGTCGATTTTTTAGAATAATTTGTTTCGTAAAACAAATTATTTCTCTCGAAACTCATGATATACATGTACAGCAGGTATAATCATAATTATATGAAAACTGATTAATATTTAATTTTTACAAATTAAAAGAAAATTTTATGTCAGATAATACAGTAACCAATCTCACGGTTCATTCCTATGATTGGAAAACTAAAGACTCCGATGATGGGAAGACCCTTATCCTGTGTTGGGCGTTAAATCGTGATTCTAAACCGCATCTGTTAAGATTTCATGATTTTCCAGCGTATTGTCACATCGAGTTACCTTTATTTATCGGACATAAAAGAATAAGTTGGACCGCTTCTAAAGCTCAACAAGTTTTCGATACAATATGTTATATGTTAGGGGAAGATAAACCTTTTAAATTTTTCTTTAAACAAGCGGAAAAACTTTACTATTATCGCGCGGGGAAAAAGTACCCGATGATGGTAGTTTTGTTTAATACCATTAGATCTATGTATAATTGTAAGAATAAATTAAATCAACCATTTAATGTGAAAGATTTAGGAATGATTGCGTGTAAAGTTTGGGAAACGAATATTCCAATTGTTCGTAAGTTATTAACTTTACGAAACGTAAAATATTGTCAATGGTTTGAAATTCAAGGAGTGAAGGTAATGTCAGAGGATAAGATTTCGACTTTAGAAGAAGAATATGTAGTCGATCGATTTACCATGAATCCGATCCCGCCTGAAGAAACTGGATCTTGGGTTACATCTCCCCGTGTATTATCCTTCGATATTGAAACATTTTCAGACCGTCATAGAGCTCTTCCGGACCCATATTCCTCCAAGCATGTATGCTATATGATTTCGTGTGAATTTCAACAGCTTGATAAACCGGAAACTCGGAAAAAGGAACTAATTTTATTTGGTGATTGTAACCCAACGAAAAAAGGCAATGTAACCAAGGTTAAATCAGAGACAGAACTTATTGATACATTGTCCGATTTTGTGGTTAAATATGATCCGGATGTCGTGATTGGATATAATATCTTCGGATATGATAATCCGTATCTAGATACGCGGCTCAAAAGAAGACTTAGAGAATGGAAACCGATGGGAAGATTACTTAATGAACCTACTAAAATGTCTTCTTTTTCATGGGGTTCCAGTGGATATGGGCATAATGAGATTAATATTTTAGAGATGGATGGAAGAATTATGATTGATTTATTACCATTAATTCGTCGTGATTATAAGTTATCATTATACAACTTAGGTTTCGTGAGTACATATTTTCTTGGTAGAACTAAACATCCGATTACAGCCCGTGAGATGTTTGAAACTTATGAATTATCCAAAGATTCAGAGATCACGCCTCAAGTATTACTATCGGATTATGTTAAGGATAAATTAAAACTAATAAGGAGTGATCCAGATGTGAACACAACGGATGATGTGTTTAAGAAATTTCATGTCATGCAATATATGCCGAAGGATATGCATGGAGTCAAACATCCTAAAATATCCGACATTCCCGTGATCACATTAAAAGAACATGCCATGGAAGAGATGAAGAAAGTCGTCGAATATTGTATTGTTGATTCAGAATTAGTTCTAGACATTTTTCAAAAGATTAGTTGCTGGATTTCTCTGGTTGAAACAGCGAATGTCATGGGAGTTACGATGGTAGAATTGTTTACGAGAGGTCAACAATTACGTATTCAGTCGCAGGTTTACGATGAAGCGTCCAAAGATGGAATTGTTCTTGATGAACGAATTGTACCAAGAATGGAATATGCTGGAGGATTAGTTCAAGATCCAGAACCGGGGCTTTATCATAACATTCCTTGTTATGATTTTAAATCTCTATACCCGTCTGTCATGATTGCTCATAATATCGATTATCGAACTTTCGTTCCTCCTGAAATGATGGATAAGGTTCCAGATGAAATGTGTCACGTCATCGAATGGGATGAAGTCCCGGAAGGTAAAGATGATAAAGCGGAGAATGATGATTCAGATGATGAGACTCCGGAGGTTTCGAAAGAAGTTAAAACGGTGCATTATAAATATAAATTCGTGAAGCAAGATCATTTATTGGGTATTCTACCGAGAATGTTGGTTAAATTAATTTCAGAACGAGATGCAGTAAGAGAATTACAGAAGAAATACAAGAAAAATGGTTTGGAGTGGACAATTTTAGAAAGGAAACAATTAGCCTTGAAAGTCAGCGCAAACAGTGCGTATGGTTCTCTCGGTGCTCAAATGGGAGGTAAGTTGCCATTACCTGAAGGAGCAGCATGTGTTACAGCTAAATCCCGCGAGTCGATTTCAGTCGTCAATGCAGAATTGAACAAAAAAGGTAAGGTAGTATACGGGGACACGGATTCTTCCATGCCTGACCTCGCCATAACTGATTCTGCCAATGCGTACAAAATTGCTTATGGCTTATCCAAAGAGCTATCCGCTTTATTTCCACCTCCAATGCAGGTAGAACTAGAAGAAGTATTCCATACTATGTTAGCTATTAAAAAGAAGATGTATTTATGTATTCGAATGACCAAAGATGGAAAACCGATTTTAGAACGAGATCAATTAAAAATTCGAGGTGTAGTCCCAGCTAGACGAGATAATTGTTTATATCAAAGAAATTCGTTCTTGGATATTGCATGGGATGTTTTGCTCAAGAAATCGATGCAAGAAACTTATGACAATATCATTAATATATGTCTGAGATTAGTTAGGCGTGAAATACCTTGGCAAGATTTAGTCGTAATCAAAGGATTGGGAGCTCAATACAAGAATAAGAGTTATTGTATGAAAGTGTTTTCAGATGAATTGTGTAAAATCGGAAAACCGGCAGCGCCAGGAGACAGATTGGAATATTTAATTGTTAAATCTTACGGAGTCAAAGATAAACAGTTACTGGGTTATAAGATGAGATTACCATCAACATATTTAGAGCGTTTAGAATCCGATACTCCCGAAGTGATCGACTATGAATATTATTTAGAAAAATCGATGATGAACTGTATTCAGAAGCAATTATTTCAGATTGGATATAAACAAGAATTGAATCAACTGAAAACGAAATATCTAGACATCGATCAAACTAAATTATTTAATGACCTTAGAAAACAGGGTTATACGGTTGTTGTAGAACAAGCATTAGCAAAATTTAATGGTGATAAAGGAAAAGCTATTGATTTTCTGTTAACGACTGATCTAAAGAAAGTCGTTAATCCTTTGGTGACATATTATATTAAGAAACGAGGAAGAATAAGCACACGAATGGATGGAGAGCCTATTAAAATGATGATTAAGTTAATTCAGCAGAAACAAAAGTGCATGGATGTTATTAAAACATTAATTCCATTAGAGGAAGTTCCATTGAAAAGACCGGCCAAATTACAAATTGTAACACCTACATTAGGAATGTCGCAACAGCAAGTAGCTGATAATTGGATAAAATCTAAAGTGGAACAAATAAACTAACTAATTGATTTCTTTTATTTTTAGTAATAAAAGAAAATGGATCAACTCGATCAAGTTGTTTTATTTCATATAGCGACTATGTTAGATTTGGATAATTTACTATCCTTATGTTCAACTAATTCAAGAATGAACAGATTAATTTGTCAACAAAATGCTATCTGGTTATATAAATTAAATAGAGAGTTTCCAGATTGGAAACAACACTTTAATGATAAACCAGTTAACAAGGTTTACTCATTGCTAATCAAACTAGATAGACTCAGGAAGGAACTAAAATATGAAGAAAGTATTTATGAGCTTTTCAATAAAATAGAGCTAGTTTTAATTAATAAGGGAATAAAAATATTACCTCTTGAGATAGGTTCATTAACTAATTTACAGTATTTATATTTGAATAATAATCAAATAAAAACATTACCTCCTGAGATAGGTTCTTTAAGTAATCTACAAGAATTATATTTGCATAATAAACAGATAGAAACATTACCTCCTGAAATAGGTTCATTAAGTAATTTACAAACATTAACTTTGTCTAACAATAAAATAGTTACATTACCTCCTGAGATAGGTTCATTAAGTAATTTACAAGTATTATATTTGAATAATAATCAGATAGAAACATTACCTCCTGAGATAGGTTCATTAAGTAATCTACAAATATTACATTTGGATAGGAAAGTAGAGAATATTCCATCTAATTTGAAAGATACTGTATATATAAATTGATTTTTATTAAATATCATAATTTAATACAAAGTATGATATTTCTGTTTATATTTTGTTACACGATTATCATTTTGCTAGCGTATTATCTTCGAACGCATGATAAACCGTTCAAACCAATTAAAGTAAACGTAGAAGATATCGGTAAATATTGTATCGCTGATGAAAAAGATCTTAAGTTGACAATTCCTTTATCAACTGATAACGAAGGAGTTATTTCTTTTCATTATGCAACCGATAGCAAACGAATTTATGATGAAATATCGAAATTGGATGATGGAATTAAACCAGTTATCAAAAATATAACACTATCGATTTTACCTTGGAATGATAAATCTAATTGTATTCAACCTGTGATAAATAGCAGTTTAAAATTTATCGATAATCTACGTTACATTGAAAAAATTCGTAAAACAATTAATAACCAATTCTTTTCCGATGGAAAATTTAAAATATTGTATGTTTTTACATGGACGTTTAATCTTAAGATAACTGAGGATTGGGAACCTAAAATGAATCAAGACATATTAAGGTTTTTTCAACTACTTCCTAGAAGAAAAGGAGACTACTTAAATGTTTTTAGCTGGTTTAAAAAATGTATTATACATGGAATTAATTTTAGAGAAAAGCATTATTTAACTATTATTTCGAAAAATATTGATGATGACCAAGAATCTATTAAGTTTATCGAAGATTTTATCTCCTTATATCAAGAATTATCGACTTATTATAAAATGTATAATGATTTTGTTGAAAAATTAAATTTTCGAGAGAAAAAGAAATATAAGGAATATCAGAAAGAATTAAAATGGCCTAATATCGAACTAAAATTTAAATGGATTACCGACTTCAGACAGTAATAACAATAGTATCCAAATAGGGAATCGAATATTCATGATTTATTCCTTTCTTTTTAATTACATAGCTTAATACTAAGGTATGTGTTATACACCAAATGACCTTTTCTGTTCTTTTTGTTTCCATGTCCCTTAACTGTTTTTTAACTCGGTGTTTGAATTCTTCCCAAGATTCGTTAACAGGAGCTCCTTTAGCCAAAGTATCAGATCTAACATCAGGATTTAATCTTTGTTTTTTAGTGAAGAACCTAGATAATCTATAATCACACACACTTTTAACTTTAATATTATGTTTTTTATGAATATGATTTAACATAATCTTTTTCGTTTGTCTTGTTCGATGAAAAGGACTATAATAAATAATATCAGGTAATCCATATTCTTCTATTAATTTATCCGTTAGGACTTTGCATTTTTCTTTACCTTCTTTGGTAAGTTTCTCGTCATATTTATGTTTATCAGGGGTGTCATCACCATGTCTTACATAAATTACAGCGCGTGTATTCTTTTCCATGGGATAAATTGATTTAATATTTATATTTGGTAAAAAATAAAATGCATGGAAAACGTAAAGAAAGTTAAGAAATATACAACTAATGCGATAAAGAAAGTTCCGAAGAAAGAATTAATTAACAAAGCGGCAACTTATGGTTTATCCCAAGCTATTCCGTATTACTCTGTATGGTCCTTTCTAGCCAAAAAAGGTAAAAAGAAAATTATAAAATATGCAGGTAACTATATTTATGAAAATGCCCTTCGAAGTAAATACACTATTGAAAAACTTAACACGATTCCATTATCACTAATTGCAATGTTATTAAGAGGTATTTTGAATTTTCTATTATTCTCTAAATTGATAACCGGAATTCATTGGTTAGATTTTGTCATATCTATGCTAGTAACCATTTTTGTGACTATATTATCACCTTTCTTTTATACAGCTGTCAAAAGTTGTGAACCTCAAATTACTAAATATACTAATATATTTATAGATAATTTTTTAGGTCCTAATGGTTGGGAATACGTAGATTCACTTAAAAACATAATATTGTTAAGCTCCGGAGTGTTATTGATTATAATATTACAGATCGTAGAAGTCAACTCTAGATATTTACAGGAATTAATAGTACATACTTTAATTACTGGTTATGTATCAGATAAAATACTAAATCATTTGAATGAGTTATCAAATAAACGAATATTTTATATTGGCATGTTTTATACAGACGAGCCTCAATATATAGTCCCAGTCTTCGTTCGAGCTAAAGAAGTTAAAGTTTGTAATACGAAAAATCGAGTATTTGTAGAATTAAAACCTTGTAAAGATTGGAAAGTAGTTTCATTATAATCCTATTAATAATATTTTGATATGATTAATTCATTATATAACTATTTAGTTATATAATTATAATTATTATTATTATTATTATTATTATTATTATTATTATTATTACGGAATAGGGCCAAGAAAAGCTGCAATTCGATCTAATGCATTGGCGATGGTCAATGGTGGATTGTTATTCCAATTTGCAGAGTTTGCGGCTAAATATGACCATGTGGTTGCATTGTTAGTAGTTTGACTCGTAACAGGAGTAGCGGCACCATTGTTAAATAGAATTCCACCCGTTGCTAACACATAATATTGATTGGGCGCTGTGTTTTTGAACGGAATTTGAGTACCATCTGCCCAGACGTAACTGTTGTTAAATAGTGCTTGTGCATTACTTCCGGCCGCATGAGAACATTCTCCGCTAGCAACATTTTCAGATCCTTCAGCATGAGCTGCGGTCCCACTTGCAACTGTTTTAAATCCTTCAGCATGAGCTGCGGTCCCACTTGCTACATTTTGGAGTCCTTCCGCATGAGATACTTCTCCGCTTGCAACATTTTCAGCTCCTTCAGCATGAGATGTATCTCCGCTTGCAGTATTTCCATTTCCTTCAGCATGAGATGCAGCTCCGCTGGCTACATTTTGGAGTCCTTCCGCATGAGATGTATCTCCGCTTGCTACATTTTGGAGTCCTTCAGCATGAGCTGCGGTACCCCTTGCCGTATTTCCACGTCCTTCCGCATGATCTACTTCTCCGCTTGCAATATTTTGGAATCCTTCAGCATGAGATGTATCTCCGCTTGCTACATTTTCAGATCCTTCAGCATGAGCTGCGGTCCCGCTTGCTACATTTTGGAGTCCTTCAGCATGAGATCCAGCTCCGCTGGCTACATTTTGGAGTCCTTCCGCATGAGATACTTCTCCGCTTGCCGTATTTCCACGTCCTTCGGCATGAGCTTCGGTCCCGCTTGCCGTATTTCCACGTCCTTCGGCATGAGATGTATCTCCGCTTGCTACATTTTGAAGTCCTTCAGCATGAGATACTTCTCCGCTAGCAACATTTTCAGATCCTTCAGCATGAGCTGCGGTCCCACTTGCTACATTTTGGAGTCCTTCCGCATGAGATACTTCT